GAAGACGCTCGTTCTCCCGGGACAGATCTGCCGGCGAAGCCGAAGCCGAAGACAGATCGGTCGTGCGATAGTGCGCAATCCAGTGTCCCAGCGTCGATTTGCCGATCCCCAGGTCAGTCGCTACCTGCTCGCGGGACAAGCCCGCTGCTCAGGGCAATCCTCACCGCCTCACGACGGAATTCTTCTGTTTGCTCTACAGCCATGGTCTCGTGCTTCTCCAAATGCGAGCTTAAAACGCTCAATGCACCGGTACAAAACCGTCACAAGTCCACTTTCGTGATCCAGCAGGTGATCTTCCCAGATCTGCTCAAAATGCAGAGCAAATGCAACCATGGCAACCATCAATCAGCACACCAAAACTCAAAAATCAGGACAAAGCCGCATCAGCCAACAGTTCTTCGATCCCTCCATCTGTCCGGCAAGGGGATGAATAAAAAGGTAAAAATTATCGCTTGCCTCCGTCGCCAGATCGGTCTTCCATCATATTTGTCGTGATGTTTTCCTGTTATGCGCCTTTGTTGTTTTATCGTTGCGTCCTGAAGTTTTCGTGGCCAGGTTGAATTGCTGCGCGACTTCATCTCGATAGATGGCCTGACGGTGCAGGATTATCTTATCATGGTTCAGACGTGTGGCGATAAGCGCGTGCATGAATTCTATTTCCTTATAATGCTTGTCATGATTGAGTGATTTCGTTGCTGAGGCTTGGTGTCGGCGATGAATGTTGAGAGGCTCTGCGACATACAGAATTTCGGCGTCCGGCTGGTCCAGGAGTTCGACGTAGAGCCGCCAGTCGCCTGCGATCTGGAGCGTTTCTAGGTCAGATTTGCAGGTGTTCAAAGCTTGCAGCAGGGCGGAGCGAGAGAGCAGAGCGCTGCTGACGTTCAGGATGAGGTTACGTTCGCTCAGACAGTGTCTGATAAAAGCTTGGCCTGATGTCAGGCTGTCGTGATCGAGCAGGTTTCCGGCGCTTTTCCGGTAATAGGGTTTATAGCTGTTTTCGCATGGGACGCCGTTCTGGTCGATCGTTCGGCTGTCGCAAAAAGCCATGACGGCTTTGGGAGCATGCTGAATGGCGTTGACCAGTGCGGATAGATGATCTGCTTCACAAAGGTCATCGGCTTCGGCGATCCAGATCCAGTTTCCGGACGCTTCCTGCGTGGCGCGTTTCCACTGGTTGAAGACCGAGCCGGACTGGCGTTTGCTGCCGATGACACGGATGTTGCGGCCCCATTCTCTTGCTGTTTCTCGTGCTATGGTCACGCTGTTATCGCTGGAAGCATCGTCGAGGACGATGATTTCCAGAACGGGAACACGTTGTATGAAGATGGATGCGAGGCGAGCCGCCAGATAGTGGCCGTAATTATAGGAGGGGACGACGATCGATATGGTGGGAAGATCGGGTCTGGCCAGTTGGAGGAGTTGATGGGCGTAGCGTTCGAACGAAAAACGCTGGGCGGCATTTCTGGCGATGCGGCTGCGCTCGAATGACGTTCTTTCCAGAGAGTTCTTGGCGCTGGCGACGATTTTTCGTGCCATGCGAGGAAGGTCTCCCATTGGAACGACGCTATGGCCGGAATGGACGCTGCCGTCGGAGATGAGTGTGGCCAGGAGTTCCGGGATGCCGCCGCTGTCTTCAAAGGCGCAACAGGGCAGGCCGCATGAAAGAGCTTCCAGCACGACGGACGGGTAGGGATCCTCGCGGGACGTGAGGGCGAATGCGTCTGCGGCGCTGAGATAAGCGCCGACATCATCGACCTGGCCTGTGAGATGGAAGGTTTGCGTGTTGACGGCGTATTCTATGTCGGGCGCGAGACCTTCGTACAGGGGGCCGTCCATGGTGCCGAGCCACAGGAAATGGGTTCTGGGGCCGGGGGCAGAATAGGGGCGGTTGCCGCGCACGTGACGCCAGAGTTGAAGGAAGAGATCGAAGCCTTTGCGCATGTCGGCATAGCCGATGCCGATGATGAGGCGGTCTTGAGTATCGATGCCGAGTTCCGCGCGGATCTTGCTGCGGTGGCGTTTCGTAAAGCTTATGTCGTGATACAGGCCTTGTGGAAGAATGACCCGGGGGACACTGTCTGGGGCGCAATCCAGACGTTCCTGAACGTATTGGGCCGGCAGGACGATGTTGCGGGCGTTGGTGCAGGCCTGTTTGAGAGCGGGGAGCAGGTTGCGGCGTTGCAGTAGGCCGGGGAGTTCATGCAGGAGCAGCGCGTAGGGGATAGTGTTGCGTGTCAGCAAGGAGGAGAAGGCGGCGCTGGCGGCGCTGTTGAGGATGGCTGTGGTGAAGCCTTCCGCGTGAAGGGAAGCGAGACGGGTGCGCGCGCCTGGATCGGTCGGGGCGATGACTTCCGTGGGGGCGATGGCCCGGTATCGCCGTAGCAGGGCGCCTCCTTCCAGCAGTATGAACATGACTTCGGCGCCGTGATTTTCCTTGAGGGCCATGCCGATATGGAGCAGCAGGTGCTGGGCACCGGCCTCGAAGGCGTCGTGGCCGATCAGGAGGATGCGGCCGCTGCGCGTGCCGCGTTCGAAGCCGGCTATGGCGCGGCTGGTGGCGTTGAGGTAGGCGCTGCCGAAATGCTGGTCCGGTTCCAGATAGGCGCCTTCGGCCCACTCGTTCCAGGCGTTGATGCAGACGAGGGGTGTTCCGTAAAAGGGAGTTGCGCGGGCCTGTTCGATCAGCCCGGCGAGCCAGCGTTCGTAGAGGGCCGGGGTGGAGCCGTGCATGACCAGGCCGTGCCCCTGGCGGCGGGCGTCATTGTCCCAGGAGGGTGCGGCGGTGCGTATCAGCGGGAAATCCGGTGTGGGATCTGCGAGGGCGTGTTCGACGATCGTGCCGTAATCGTATACCTGGGCGGTGAAATCTTCGTCGAGGATATTGAGGGAGGCGTTGATGGTGGGACAGTTGGCGGTGATTTTATGGGGAGGAAATTCGATGGCGCCATCCATGCCGAAGTCACGGGGGTTCGTGCTGCCGAAGGCCTGGCCCATGACGAAGATGGGGTCGAGACCGTGGCATGTGGTGAACAGGGCGCGCCAGCGTGCGATGGAGGTGGCCGGGTCGGGAATGGTGTCGGGGCGGTAGATCATCAGGAGGGGGCGATCGTCGATCCTGATGTAGCGGGGATCCTGGAAGTGTCGGGCGAAGCAGTCTACCAGCGCGTTTTCGTCGGTGAGCTGGTAGTTCTGGGCGATGAGGACATCCGCGTCCGATCCGTCCCAGCGGCGACTCCAGTTTTCGTTGGCCCACATCAGGCAGAACGGCAGGTCTATGGTGGGATCGGCCAGGAGGGTTTCGAGAGGGCCGTCGAGCAGGCGTTCGCCGTTGAACCAATGGCGATATGTGTTGATTTCATTGATGTTTTTTCCGCTTGGTTACGTTAGGTTCTGATGTTGTTCGCGATCAACACGGAAACTTTCCCTGTAGTCCCGCGCCTGGATATGCGATTCTGCGTGCGCTGCGGCAGCGCGGTAAGACGCGCAGCAATTCAACTCGGAGAGCCGTTCGGCCGGACGGCGTGTTGCCCACCCAGAGGCTACAATAGCACTCGGACCGAGCGGCAATCCGCAGCACGAAATTCAGGTTTCCTACAGGTTCAACTCTTGGGAAAACCCCAATAGTTCATCGTCTGGACCAGACAGAATATTCTCCGGCCTACTTCGGCGATCTCACCCCGAATGAACCCCCAGCTCCGCCCGTGCCTCCCGCACCGCGTCCTGCAACTCCGCAATGGCCGTCTCTGCCTCGGCAAGGTCAAGATCCAGTTCCAGCAGCAATGCCCGGCTGGTCGTCTTGGCCCGCAGCAGGATCACGACCGAGCCGGGCAGCACTTCGATGTTCAGCACCTTGGCCATCACCACCTCCCCCACCGCACCAGCGCCGCCGTCACCGCGAGCAGCAGCGCGGCGAAGGCGGCATCACGCATACCGAGGTCCACGCAGAAATCGCGCGATCCCCAGTGAGAACGGGCCGCTCAGCACGGCCCACCCCAGAGCAACGGCCCACATCACGCGGACTGGATCGCGGCGTTGTTCGCCTGCGCCTGAGCAAGCGCCGCGGCGATCTGGTCACTAGTCGGCCCGGTGCCGGACTTGGTGGCCGAGAGCGCGTCCTCGATCACGGTGATGATCTCCGGCACTTCCTGCGCGGCGGCGATGACGAGCTGCACGATGGCGGTAATGGTGGTGTTCATTTCGCGGCTCCCGTGGATGCGGTGTCGGATTCCAGCTTGGCAATGGCTGCCGTGGCCGCGCTGACTTCCAGCGCCGTGATGACGTTGCCGGACTGGAGATCAGCCCCGAGCGTCTGGATCAGCGGCAGGGCGGCGGTGCTGTCGGCCTTGATCTTGGCCACGATGGCCGGATCAGCGAAGGACGACTGCTCGTAGGTCACGGCCAGAGGAGCCGCGACGTTGTAGGCCTGGATGGCGTCGTATCCGCCCTGACGCAGCTTGTCCTGGGTGGTGTCGGCACACGCGGCAAGAGCGAGAAGGCCGCACAAGGCGACCCCCGAGAGGAAGAGTTTCGGCATGGGGTGTTCCAAACAAAAAAGGCCGCCCCGAGATGGAGCGGCCTGGCAGGGATGGGGCGAACCGATCAGACGGTCGGGCTGGCGATGGCTTCCTGATCCGTGCTCGCGGTCGGCTTGTTCTCGATCGCGGCTTCCAGCGCGGTCACGCCGTTCAGGATCTGCGTTACGGCTGCATCGATGCCGTTCACGTCCACGCTGGACGAGACCTTCGCGACGAGCATACCCACGACCATCTGAAGCATGGTGCCGGCCATGGTGATGTCGGACGAGACAGACGCCGTGTCGGACTTGCCGAGGGACTTTTCGATCAGCGCTTCGAGGGCGGGAATGGTGGAGAGAGACATAGGAGGCTCCAATAAAAAAGCCGCCTCAGTGGGCGGCGTTGCAGCGGATGGTCTGACGCGCCACGGCGCGCCTCCTCCGGGGGCGGGAACAATTAGGGTGCCCCGCAGTCAGCCAGCAGACGGCGGAACCTTTCCCGGCAGCGGGCGGATCGGCGGTTCCGTCGAGGCCAGCACGCTCTTGGCGTCCTCGGCCTGATCGCGGGCAACCATGATGCCGGTCTTGCCGACCTGAAGCCGGTTCGCGGCCCAGCCGACATTCAGCGCGATCATGCTCACGATCTGGAACGGCTTGGCCCATTTCGACGTGGCAGGCGGGGGCCGCACGAAGACGGTGACGGCCTTGCACGCGATTACGAACAAAGCGACAGGCAGCACGAAGCGCGCCGGCACCGCGTTCAGCAATGCAGCGAGAGTGATGGGGTCCATGGGGTTTCCTTATCGGGCGGCTACGGCACCGGCGTGCATGTCAACCGGCGTCCAGAGATAGCCAGACGATCCATTGATCGTGCAGAACACGAGTGCGCCGGGGGAGGCGGGGGACGAGGTGTCAGCGTAAATCACGCCGCTTTTTGAGGTTGTGGCGACATCCCAGTATTTCTGAGCGTCCGACACGAAAAAACTCTCGCCTGCACTGGCGGCCGCACAGGTGGGCAACGCCGCAACCGTCGTGCTGGGGAACCGGAACGATCCGTCTGGATTGACGAGAGCCGATGTCGGGCCGACCGGGAAACTTCCGGCGCCGTATGTCGCGGCTCCAGCCAAACCCACGAGACCTGCCCCGATCATACCCCAAAAGAGGCTATGGAGTGATTGCTTCATTGTTGCCTCCTCAATGCAGAACCGGGTTTCCGTTGCCGTCCACCCAGTTCGTTCCGTTGTAGGTTGCGTCGATACCCGTCGCCGTGTTGCCGCTGGTCCGCAGTGTCGAATAGCAGTCCGTGCAGATCATGTGAGACCAGGTGGCAGGCGACGACGGCAGGTTCGCGAAGGTCGATGACGCCTCCATGATCGGGCCTGTCATCGTCCCGCCCGACAGTTGCAGATACCGCGCATCGGCCTGCGTCTGCGTCAGCCCTCCGCTGGATGACGAGCAAAGCTGGGGCGCGCCGTTCGCGTCGACGGAGCAGATCATGGCCACGATCGGAAGCGGTCGCCATGTTCCGGCTGAAGTTTTATAGGACGTCGCAGGAACGGCTCCAGAAGCCGTGACTGATGTCATCATTTCAACTGGATGGGAGTTTCCCGCCTGATCTTTGTATGAGGCAGGAGCTGATTGTCCCCGAGCAACGGAGGACAGCACCAGCAACGCGCCGCTGAGCAGAAAAGAACGCATGATGTCTCCGGAGATCAGGCCGCCTTATGCGCGCCATCGTTAAGCTGAAGCGCCAGCGAACACCGAGCGCTCACCCGGTTGAGCCAGCCGGTGCCGTAGGCCGGAAAGTCCCGCAGCGCCCGGTAGAACCGTTCCTGCACGGACGCGTAGGCCAGGATCGCAAGCGCCGTCTGTTCGTGCTGCATCGTCACGGCCCCGAGCGTCTGCCGCCCGGCAATCCCGTCCCGCGTCACGCCCAGCCGGGTTTGCAGCACCTTGATCCGCGCCGGCGTCGTCAGCGCCGCGAGCCCAGCCGCATCCAGGCCAGCAATCGCAGAATAACGAGCCGTCGCTGCACCCACGCCAGCGTTGTAGGCGAAATCGACATGCATCAGATCCAATCCGGCCGCGAGGTCATCGGCGCCACACGGCTGCCAGTAATTCGAGCGGTAGATGTGCTGCACCGCGTCGATCGACAGCGTGCGCATATCGTCCGCCGTCACCGTTGAGGCACGGGTGAACACCACCAGCGTTGCTGCCGTGACGCCCATATTCGAGCCGACAAGCTGGCCCTCGAACCAGTTTCCCGGATCGGCAGGATCGTCGCTGTAACCGCCCTCGGCCTTCTGCATGAAGGCGAAGGAGGGGGAGAAGGATTGGCTGGCCATTATTCGGCCTCCTCAAGAAACCCGGGCAGCTCCGGCACGGGCGTCAGAATCAGCGGATCGATGCCCAGCTTCTTCTCGTAATTGCGGTAGGCCTGCCGGTCTTCGGTGCGGGCAAGGCGCATGTCATGGGCGCGGCCATGCCAGGCATGCGCCCGGTCCCGCCACTGGTCGGATGTGCGCTCGGCCTCGTCTCTCTCGGCACGAACTGTCACAAGGTCCGCGACGATCTTGCCCGTCTCGGCCCGCTGGTATTGCACGAACGCCGTGTTGTCGGAGATCTGGTTCTTGCGCAGATACGTCGCGACGAACAGGAACGCGATGAACAGGACTCCCGGAACGCCAAGCGGTGCCAGAAAGCCAATGATTTGACCAATCGGCACGTTAAGGCTCCAGAATCGCGAGACACACCAGACCCTCAAGGAAAGCCCATCCGCCCCAGCCAATGTGGCCGGTTGGCGTATGAATGTTCCAGGCAAGGGAGAAATAGACGAACAGCCCGACATAGGCCGAAGCGCGTCGGATCTTGCGCCAGTGATAGTGCGCCCCAAGAACCTGCCCGGTCCCTGCAATCAGGGCCACGATCGCGACGTAATGGACGATGAACCAGAACGACAGGAACTTGCTGGCCGTCACGATCTGGCGCCAGTCGAGGAACGCCTGAAGCGCCCACAGCACCTCGATCATGCCGAGCGTGTAATCCAGCCACGGCCAGCGACGGAGAAACTCCCGCGTCTCCAGCCACGTCAGCAACGCAATGTGCAGCCGGCGACGCACTACGCCCGTCCCCGCAATGACAGAGTTTGCATGGTCAGGTCTCCAGATACGAAAAAACCGCCCGGAGGCGGTTCGTTGTGGGTGATGGAATGTGTGCCTAGTGAAGCAGCCTGTTTGGCCTTCCCACGCCGTGCTGCATCTCTCGAATATGGCCTCTGACCATCAGCCAGAAGTTCCACCGCTCGTCGTCTTCAATATCGCTGAAATGCGCCGCACGGCGGTATGCGATCTCCTCCGCCTCGTCGCCGAATAGCGCGATGACGTGCATCGCTGCCTCTTCCGGGTCGCTATCCGCAGGTGGGTCTATGGGAAAGGGAGCAACTGCTTTCGAGTTTATCATCAAAAAACCAAATCTCTGATACCAGGACCTAGAGCAGAAAATGTTTCCTTTCGACCCTGCTCATCCATGAGCGAGAAAGCTACCGGCCCGCAGGGGAGCAGAACTTCGTCGTGACACTTGGACAAAAGGCTTGAAACTGCAATCGGTGTCATTTCTCTATGGGCAGCAAGATTCTGAAGAGTCTCTTCTGCCACTACAAGAGTCCGGCTAGCTGGAACTGATGCCAGCATGTCATATTTATAAGGCTCAACAGAGAATATTTCCCAATCACTTGCTCGTATTCGATCGTCGGATACTATGCCAATGCTATTTTCACCATAGTAAGCATCTGCACAGAAGCATGTCGCTTTATCCCACGGGTAAATGGCGAAGGCATTGTCGGCGCCCTTATTCTCTAGGCGCACCGGCAAAAACGAATGAAGCATGGTATCTTTGCCGATTCCTATCTCAACGCTTCCTGCTGCTGATACGAGCGTGCCCGCTGTCTGTTCTCCGCATGTGCAGGATACAAGCACGATCGGTGTGAGGCCGTGCCCGCTGATGATATGGTCCCCTGCGTGGACAAGCCGTCCATCTTGATCTGCGCAAATATAAGTCCCCCAAGTGGTTTTAACCCGCGAAACTGCATAATGCTCAAGGACATGATGCGCGTTTCGTCTTGTAGATGTCCATCCCATTCTGAAATGCACATCACGCGTTCCCTCTGATAGAGTCTGAGCGATATCAACTGTCTCGTACACGTGCTCAACCGCTGCCAGCTCGCATTTGATCCGGAAGCCGATATTCGACATGTCGCGGAAACAAGCGCGCTGCACTTCGGTGACCAAAGTAGAATAGACTTTTAGGAATTGCGTTCTGTTCCTAAAGTGAAGGTCTTCATGAATCAGGCCTGTATCCAGCTCCAAAAAATCGGTCAGGCGCATTGAAGCGTTATGCTCGTTTCTAAGCACTCTTTTGACGAAGTGGGAAAGACTCCGAAGTTTGAAGTGTAGAATACGGCCGCCGGTCCATGTCGGAGCACCAGCCGTAACGCCGCCAGCGTTGTGCCATGCAACCTTCGTCCCGTCCGGGTGCCTGTATCGGTTCTCTTCTACGGCGAACCGATGCACGTCAACGAACCGCTTCTCTGTAACTTTTGGACGAACGAACGATTTTATATGATGGTTTTCAAACGCCGTGTTCGGAGAATGGTGCGAGTAGGCTAAAGGAGAGGGTAATTTCGGCGGGGCTAGATGAGCGCTGCTCCCAAAATTGCACCAGTTGAACGCCACAGCATCTGCATCAGCACGCTCATCTAGTAACTCCCCAATCTTGCTATGGTTGTCGAGATGCACGTATTCGTCGGCATCTAAAAAACCGATCCAGTCATAGTTATCAGCTTGCTCTGCAAGCACGTATTCGTAGCAGGCCTGCTGGCGCACGACGAAAAAATCATCTGATTTGGCAAGATTGATGATACGCACGTCAAAATGCTTTGCGGCACACTGAAGCACCTCAAACGTCCCATCGGAGGATGAATCATTAAACGCAAATACAGTTTTGCAGCCAAGAGAGAAATGCCAAGCCAGCCAGCTTAGCAACTCTTGCGCTTCGTCTTTAACAATTAAAACGATAGCTATGCGTGTCACGTTAAGCCTTTAGTGCTTCGTAAAGTAAAATTAGCTGAGGCAGAGGTAGGCGCAAGGATAAATGTTGCATCTTTGCTTCTTCCAAAACGCCTTTAGCGGGTGGGTCTAGAGGGTAAGATGCCGTTGAATTTGCAGGTTTCATATCACCACTCTCGCAAAGCTAAACCCTGCTGCTGACCAATTTGAATGTAGTGATCAAGAGCGTCTTTGTATTTGCCGGAGGCAACTTCCCATGCCGCATTTGGAAATGCACGATAATAGTATCTGTCATCAATAGAGGTCGGAGCCTTACCTGCCCAGAACCCTTCTCTGGTAAAATGGTTGATCAATCCTGAAATGCCGAACCGGCCATACGTGTCTGACAGTTCTGGGCTCTCGCGCACATAGGCATCGGGATCTAAGCAGGCCAGAGAACGGTCTAGTATCGTAGGTTCATTTGGATAAAGGCGATTGAATACAGACTCATCCACTTCTCTCCACGCGCCCCTGACCGGGTCAAGTGAAGATCGATATTCATTGACGTGCCCACCAAAATATACAGGAAACAGGAAAAGTCTGTATCGTGGATCTCCGTGCGGGATCAGCATGCTCCCCCTGTTTTGACCAGGATTCAAAACCCCTGCAATTGGGAAGTAGATTGTTTTAGCATCTGACAACCAAGCAGCAAGCCAAGAGAACGTGCTGACACAAGTTACGATATGCTTCGAACGGCGTATGAAATTGAAATCGGCCTCCATCCCCCGAGACTGGACATATCGAGCATCGGGAAACCGTTCTCTAACCTCCCGCATGTAGGGCGAATCTTCTATCTGACCATAGAAGACTGGCTTTTTCCCAGATTGCTCTATACAGTAATGATAAAATTCAGGCGGTATCAAGACATAATCCGGGTGAATACCGTCGAGAATTTCTCCTCCTCTAATGTTTATGACGATCTCGTCTTCGGAGCCACAATCAGTATACTCTACAGAGAGAGGAAATAGATCTTTATAGCTTATTTTGTCTTTCCTAGGAAAGTTATGTATGTTTTGATAAAATCCTTCCATATTAACGAAATCAGTATGATGCTTATTTAGAAGCTTACCAAGCCCATAAAAAGGTATCTTGCCACGCTCGCGCGTATTGGTGAACATAGTATCATGCACACCGATTTTACCAGTAAGGTCTACATCAGGTATATCTATACCGAATATAGGCAATCCTATATTGCATATGTCGCCTCTACCAATTTTATTTCTCAGGGTGAGAGCAGATAAATACATCATTGCAATATTGCCGGGATTTCCCCTAGCCCATATCCTGATATGGAAATCGCTCATATTTTCCAGCCCGGTTGCATAAGCACCCCATATTATTTAACGCTAATTTTATGAAATATATCCCTGTGCGTCTGTTGTCTAGAGTAGCATTGGTCGCGATTGTTGCTCTGACGCCGCGGCTCACCGCCCGCGCGAATGAAACGAGCGCTCAATCTGTCGTTTCTCTTAAGCCTACCAACGCAGACAGCGGACGTTTTGCAATCGACCCTGATGGGATCCAGGTGGGAGGAAACGCCATTCCCAGCGATCGCCACAAAGGGCAGGTCGGTAGTGTTCGCCTGAATTGCCATCCCTACGGGAACTATGACGCAGGAGCATGTGTCTCCCTCGTAAACAGTCAAAATATTCGCGAGGACTCCCGTGTCGGGATCGGCTCTGGTCTTGAGCAAACCGTTCAAAATCTCTCGGCTTACTCGGACTTTGAGAACGTCCTGCTGGCGATCGATAGCGATAGCCCCTCTGCTCGACTTATCGTCTCTGGCGTCAGCTACACATCAGACAGAATATACATGCCCGGCTGCGCACCAAAGCAGGAACAGTGCCGACCGTTGTCACAAGAGCAAATCGCTATGCTCCGCGATGGAATGACAGTTACAACGAACAGCGTTGACCGGCATGTTCCTGGAATAGGGGCGCCAGGATCAGCGCCAGTCCTGCCAAAGAAAGGCTTATACGCCGCCTTTGCTGATTCATGGGACAAGGATGGCAAATGGATACACATTCGTCCGGGGTGGACTGTGCCGGGAGGTGGCAATGCATCTTCGGATCAAATCCCGTCTAGAGATCTGGATACAAACTGGACGCACTTTTCAACGCCAACCGTGATCTTTGGCGCTGAGAGCAAAGATTTCGGCCAAGTAACCCAGATGTTTTATAATCCTGTCCGCGATGCCTCAGGCATTCCCATAGCGACCCTCTCTCACGCCTTAGAATACGAGGAAGTGAATATGGTCAACGGGGCATTCAAGGATTATGAGGCATCATTCCACGGGCTTACACTAGCCTATTCGGCGTGGCACGGCGCAAAGCCAACAGCAGATAGTTACGGGCTTTTTATTGCCGGCGGTTTTGGCGGCGGCGGTGGATCACTCCTCCGACTAACTGGAGACCCTGGCGAAAACGAAATCAACTCATATGGCTTTCATTCCTATGCACCTCGCCCGTTATCGACCAAGGACGGAGATGCTGTTGAGGTTGGAGAGTTCGACGGCTTAGCCGATACCAACCGAGAGCGGCTTGCGGCATGGGTTTCGAGAGAAGGATCTGGCGCGTCTGGCTGGAGGAACAGTGCGATGAACCTAGGCTTGGTTGTGGATGGCCCCTTTGGAGATATCGTCCACACGTCGAAGATGGCGTCTATTGTCTGGAACAGAGACGGCAATCTTGGGGGGATTGATCTGCTAGCCTCCAATCGGAGGGACGGGATATCAATTTCGGGATCAGGAAAAGTATCTCTACACTCGGTTCTACACCTGTCAGGAATGACCACAGATCAAATCATAGCATTACCTTCCCCCCAAGAGGGGGACATAGCGAATGATGCTACGATTCATACCCCGGTAATTTATGATGGAAAATCTTGGCGCCCGATCTTGCTCGGTCTGCCAATCTCACGCTGATGCTTTTAAGTCGATTTATCGGCCCCTTATGAAGCCGCAACCCTGGCATCTAGCCGATAAGCAGGCCTTCTAAACATCAGTTGCTCAATGTCCCGTTCATGAAGTCGTGCCACTTGCTGTCGGACCAGTGATAGACCGCATAGACGCCGGTCACACCGTTCAGCTTGCAGTCCGTGCAGAACGCGATGCCGCCGTTGCCGGGCGTTGCGCTGGGCGCGACCTGGGATGGCAGATTTGCCAGCGTGTAGTTCGCCAGGGCGAGCGTGCCACCCTTGACCGTGCTGGAGGAGGTGGCCTGCCACCCGCCGGCACCGTCCGGGTGAAGCCCGGAAATCACGGTGCTGCCACCGCTCTGCAATGAGCCGTTCCCGTCAGACCCGCCAGTGCTTTGCAGATCGCCCGAGACCCGGAAGGAAACCGTGGCCCCGATATTGCTCCTGATGCCCGCCGTGTAGGAATCAACCGGAGAAAGCCCGAAAACCAGATTATTGGCAATCGTCGCCGGGTTCATCCAATACGTGCCGCCGTTCTGCACCGTGACGTCACCACCGAATGTAGCCCCCGTGGCCTGGATGGACTCCGCAAATGTCGCCACCTGCTCCTTCAGGGTCAGCAGGCATTTCGAGAAATCCAGCGCAACCCCGTTATGGGCATTGCAGAAATTGAACCCGCCACTCCCGCCGGTGGGATCGACATTGAGCAGTTCCGTATTGGCCTGGCCGCCTTGCAGCCCGTTCCAGTCCTGATAGAAACCCTGTCCGGAAAAGATCGGCCCGGTCGAGGACGTGGCGGGCGTATAGGAAAACGCACCAAGGTTCACTGTCGTCGCATAGAATCCGTTCACGCCGCGCAAATTCGCGCCGCCTGGAACCTGCGTGCCGAGCGTCCAGTCCCCATTATCGTTGGAGTTGAGCGTGGCCCCGACAGCGCCTTTCGTCGTCTGCGTCAGGAAAGACCCGTTGAACCTGATTCCGCCGGCCAACGTCATGGCCCCCGAGGCATCCACACGGAAGGCCTGCGTGTTGCCCACGTTCATCTCGATCAGGTCATTGCCGTAGCTCGACGCCAGATAGGCCCCGATGACTGACGCAACGTTGCTGGGAACCTGCCCGATGCCGAGTGCCACGGCACCGGCACTGCCTCCCTGATAGCCCTGCGGCGCGATCCCGAACGCCACGCCCGTTCCGGTCTGGTTAGGATTGACGAAGAACTGGCCGCCTTCCAGCATATATGCGCAGGAATTGCCGTTCGCATTGCCGCCGTTCACTTGCGGACAAAGCCCAAGGCCGCCCTTGGCGAATGCCGGATTGAACACCAGGTCGCCCTGATAGCCGCCATACTGCCCGAGTGTGGTGCCGTTCACCCCCAGAACGGAACCGCCCACGTAGTCACCTATGTGCAGAGAGTTATCAGCCGGATTGTGCGCCCCCGCCGGATTAGTGAAACCAACGGTGTCCGTGACCTGAGTGACGCGCAGGCTGATGTTGTTGGAATGCGTGTCGGTCGGCGCGTCCGCTCCCTGCGAGAATTCGCCGAGTTCCGTCGTGGCGCCTACGGTCCCGGCTGGCCCACGGCGAGAGTTCGCGGCGAAGTTGCTTCCTCGCATATCAACAGTATCGGCCCCACCCCCTACCGAGAAGCATGTGGGCCAATTCCCCTGACAGACGAACGCCACGCTATCGGGCCGTGGAAGCGGCAGCGCGGTGAGCAGGTCAGCGGTAAACCCCTGCATGTGCTCCCAGCCATCCGGCTCGTTCTGTGCCGTGTAGAAATCCGCCTCCTGCCCCTGGCAGGACTGCATGGGGCTGTCGTTGCGCGTCATCGTCGTCTGGTAATTGTAGGACGAATTCGGATCGCGGTTGATGGCGCATTTCCAGTTGCCATCGAACCCTTGCAGATACGTCCCGACGAACAGTGCGGGTTGCTTGAACTGCGAATAGATGACCTGATCCAGGCCGGTTGTCGTCGCGTTCGGGATCAGCCCGGCATTGGGCGTGGACCCGGCCCAGTTCTGGGTGGAATGCCAGCCGGTCGTGGTGGTCAGGTAGGTGCTGACCGGCTGTCCGGACGCATTCAGGTTGTTATGCCAGCCGTTGATGTAGCCGTGATACAGGTTCGCCGTCTGTCCCGCCGGCCAGCCCGGTGCGGCCGGCGTCACGATCGGCGGCCCGGCCTGAATGTTCGTGACGGCCAACATGCCATAGCCGTTGGAGCGGAAAGAGTTCGTCCAGGACGTCGGAAGGGCCGGGGTGACGGTCACGCCGTTGGCGTCGAACGAAAGCGCGTGCGTGGTCCCGTTCTCGTCGGTCAGCTCGCCGCCCATGCGATACCAGGGCGTGGTGTTGCTGGCGTTCTGGAAGTTCACGATGGCGTCGAAGTCGCCGGAGCCGCACCGCTCGCTGGACCACTGGTCGGATCCAAGCTCGAAATCCGTGATGCACCCGGACTGGCCATAGGTATAGGACGACCCATACACGCCCAGATGCCCGTCATCATACGCGGTATGGCCGCCCAGCATCAGCGTATTCGCCAGGAGATACGGATCGTTATTCCAGGGAACGCCTGCCGTCACGTTCGGCACGCCCGGCACCATGCCGCTGGCCCCCGCCGAGGAAGACGGCAGAAGCTGGCGCGCAACGCTCTGCACCGCCTGCATGGTGCCGGGGGTGTTGATGGGCGAGATTGACGCGCCGTTCTGATCGAGGCCGCCAATTCCCGTCACGCCGTTGGCGGTTGGCGCGTTGATCTGTCCCGTCACCACCATGTTTTGGAGGACGCTGTTGAGCGTCGGCCCCGACTTTCCGCCGAGGGTGGTGTTGAGATCAAGACCCCCCGGCGGTCTGGTCGGGATGTATCCCAGCGCCGGCGCGGCCTGCGCTGCCAGCGCACGGGAGGCCAGGGTCTGGGCATGAGCCATATCCGTCAGACCCAGAAGGGAAAACGTTGCGAGGAGCGCGATCTTTTTCATGAGCCTGCGGGTCCGAGAGATTGCATGACATAGCCGCCGTTGGTCCAGAGGGCTTTCGCGACTCCCGGATCAGCCGTCGGCAGATCGATGATGATGACGGGCAGGCCATTCACCACACCCATGAACTCAACCCCGCCCAGGACGAGATTTCCGTTCCCGGAGAGCGGTGCCAGTCCGTTGGGATTGCCTTTCTGAGCTGACAAGGCCGTCGAGGCAGCATTTGCGGCCCCTTGCGCATAATTCAGTGCATTCTGCGCCGACATTGCCGCAGCAGACACCATCGGCGCGACCTGTTGCGATACCGCCCCGCCCACACTGTCCACATAAGCCTTGGTCGCCAGATGCGCGGGCTGCGTTGGCGTCACCCCGGCAATGGCCCCCGTGACGGTTCCGCCGGATGTGGATAGGGCACCGGTCCAGATCTGTTCCTGCGGAACGAACTGCATCTGCCCGTTAAAAAACCCGAACACCAGATCGGCCGGTGCCGGACTGGCATAGGTCGGCAGTGAGGAAAGCGGCACCCCGCTTTCACTCAAAGAGCTTTGTGCTCCAGACATGTTCACTCCACTACGCTATGAGATACGGACGCCCTGAATTGTCGGTCGCGATCTTGCCGTCCGGCAGAATCATGGCATTCGGCGCGACGGCATATCCGCCAGGAAGTAGCGCCGGCAGAGTCACGACGGCAGGCCCCGTGCTTCCGTTCACCAGAAGATTGACCAGAACAGCCTGCGTCCGGCCTCCAACTGTCTGCATCGTGACGACAATCGGCACCGACGTCAGAGGCGCACCACCCGCCACATACAGAACGATCATTCCGTTGATGATCGACGTCCCGAGCACGACGAAATCCGTTTCGAGAACCGGGGCCGGGAAGGCCGCAGTGGCAGATTTTAGACGATCATTGATTTCCAGAAGCCAGTTCGTTGGATCAACCACGAAATCCAGAATGTCCGAGGCTGATTTTTCCGGCCATGTAAGGTCGAGAGACGCTACCTGCAATCGTCGCCTTGGCAACATGGCAGGCACAGCCACAGTGCGGGACTGCGGCGCCGTGTAGCCGGAAAACGGGAACATGCCGCCCATCGTCAGGATCCCGGAGACTTGTAAACCGACCCGATCGGATATTCCCCATTTGGGTCGGCCACGATCGCCAATCCTGCCCCGGGGCTAAGCGCGCCTTCACCGTTCCAGATGATGACGTTTACAACGGTTCCCGCTACAACTGACCCGGATGCCGCTTCTTGATAAACGATGTAATTTTCTGGATTGCTCATCTTCTTTGGGCCTTACGGCAGGAAGCGATAAAGAACACGGCCTTGATACCCGGCACCGCCATAGTAGCGGGTGCCGCTCAGAGCCTGATCGTAAGCACCTCCGCCTCCGGCACCGAAGGACGACGAAGGCTTCGGCCCCTGGGCGCCAGCGCGCCCGGCCCCCAGACCGCCTGGGCCGGGTCCGCCGTTTCCGAACGCCTGCCAGCCTCCGCATTGGCCGTCAGAACCGTCATTCCCGCCTTCATTGCTGATCGTCCCGCCCGTTGCGGCACCACCCGTTCCTCCCGCGCTGGACGCGCCGGATGACGTTCCGCCCTGGCCGCCACCCGCCGTCAGCAGCGTGGTGCCGTTCTGCGTAACCGTGGTCGCGCCACCGGCACTGGATTCACCACCACCCGCCCCGATAACCGCCTGCAATACATCACCCTGATTGACAGGATAGACGCCATGCGCACGCGCTCCACTCGCCCCGCCGGCGCCACTGACGATCTGGCTGCTGGCATTCGTCCCCTGGCACCCGGCACCGCCCCCGCCACCGCCATCCGCGACGATCTCCACACGGGTCGCCCATGCGGGAACGGCAGGCAGGGCACCGGAGGCGGTTATCTGCGAAAACGTTGACGCGGATGCATTGAGCATGAACTTCAGCGCTTGAAGCAACTGCCCGTTATTGGCCTTGTTCAACACGAGGCCTGCGAACGACACGACGGCGGCCAGCTCTTCCTGGACCATATTGAGCCACCAGAAGCGAACCCGTGTCGCCGACTGCCCGGCTGCCGGTGACCCTCCGGTAAAGAACCCCGGTGTTCCAATATTGTCTGTCGGGAGGGCGGGGAGGGACGTAACCGCCGTCGTGTCATCGATACGGTAAACCATGAGACCTCAACTGTAGGAAAATTGCACGATGGTGTGGGCGGGAGCGCGGGCGCTGATTTCGCATTCCAGGACACCGTTGCCCCACGTTGCCAGCGGTTCATCCGCGAAAGACTGATCGGCTTCGAAATAAGTCACGGTTGTCTGGGCGGCGTTGACGCGCCAGACATAAGCCCATGGCGGATCATTCGCCGGTCCATCCGCGACAAGAATATCGGCGGCAGCGGCTGCAAATTGCGTGATCGTGATTGCGTATCCGAGCGTTGCTGCAAATTGCACAAGGTCAGAGACTGAACTGCCGCCCGTGTCGGACAGCCGTGCCAGAACCTGATTCCGCCGTTGCGCAACAGTCGGGCTCTCCCCTGCGCAAGGGTCCGGCAGGCCAAGCGTCTCCTCCCATTCCGGCAGGAGTTCGTTTGTCGTGGATGGGAACGCATCGATCAGAAGATTGGCAGCCCGATCGGCACTTCTCTGGAATGTCGGTGCCCAGACATTGGCAATCTGCCACGGCATGGCAGATGGATCCCGTGGCCATATCGCGCCTTGCGGCAAAAGCCCGAGCAATGCCTGCCGGAAATCCGAAAGGGAGAAGTTTGGAACCGGCATGTTCAGCTTTCGAAAGTCACCGTCCCGAGGGTCGGCATGGATCCGATTGTAGTGCCCGCAACGGGGCCGGATGGGCTGGAGACGTTGAAGGTCGATAGGCCAAGCGCACCGATCGCCTCATTCCAGTAATTCGGATAAATCGTCTCGCCAGGCGCGCTCAGCCGGGTGAACATGTCCTGCAAGGCGCCAGTGATCGCCGCCTGATTGGCCTGAGTGTTGTTCGCGCCCAGGCTGGATACCGTAAAGGCCACGGGTTGCGGGATAGGGCTACAGACGATCACGAGCGCGGTTACCGGCTGCGGCGTATAGACCGCATTCGCCACGAGTAGCTGATCCCCTGTCGCGGTCGCATAGCGTGTCTCGGCGGATGCGGATCCATTGGTTCCAACCGGGAACCCGCCATTCGCGGCCTCGGCATTGTCGAGCATGACGTAGATGACCACAGTTCCTGCCCCGAAACCGTTGCGGTTCACCCAGGCACGTGTGACACCAGCCACCGCCTTTGCCCAGCCGATGTAATCGGCTTCCGCTCCGTTCTCATCCCCTGACTGAAACGCGATCAGCATCCGGGCACGAAGAGAATCATCCGTTTCCTGATCAGCCCCGCCCGTAAAGGCCGTGGTTACCGTTCCGGTAGATTGCACATACGGCACCGGGCTGGACAATGTGGCAATCGCGCCCGCCACGATATTGGCTGCGGCACCCGTCGTAATGCTTGCGCAGTTTACGACGGCATTGGTCCCGGATGTCACGCTGTCTGACGTCGCCATCACGGTGACGCCGCCTGTCAGCAGGATCTGCGTCCCGGCCGGAACGATTCCGGTCCCGCTGACCGGAAACGTCACCACCCCCGAGGACGTGGACGCACCGATCCTGAAAATCTTCTTTAGCGCCGCCCAGGCTTCCAGATACTCATCCGTCGCGGTCCAGGGAACCGCCTGCTTGGAGATCCAGTCGATATACCCGTAGTGCAGCCAGGCCAGCCCAGCCAGAACCATGCACAGCACATAAAGCACCGAGAAGCGCAGAACCGCCACCACCCCGGGGATGCCGCCGTTCTGCACATCCTGAAGAGCCTGCTGCCGCAACTGCACCAGTGTCGGACGCTGATAGGGCATTCAGACGAGACCTTCCCAGACCAGAGAAAACTTGAATTGCTCAGCCGAAGACTGTGTTGGCTGAGTGACCGTCACCACGAAATCGACGCGCGTTCGGCTTCCAGGCGCCCATGCGGCTGACGTGCTGACAGCGGACGCCACACCGTCATCCTTCAGCCATTGCAGGGCTTCATTGCAGAATGCCTCGATCACCCGGGGCACGGATGTCGCATTCGCCTTGATCGCGCGCTGGACCTGCCACAGCCGGGAGCCGATCAGCGTTTTCCTGTCGTCGAACGCATCCCCCCACCATCCGCGCCGATCCCCGTCAGACTGCGGCTGGATGCCAACCTGCGCGGCATCACCCGCTACTTCCTCAGGAGCCAGACGATCCGTGAATAGCGAAATCAGGACAGCGCTCTGCAACGGATTGCCAAGCGCCAGATCGCCGTTCGAAATCGTCCAGTCACCACTATTGGTCGCCGGATCCCAGGAGATCGCGACGTCCACCGCGTCCAGCGATGCACTCATATTAATGTCCTGCCCTACTTCTGAGGCGGACCTGACGTCCCGCTGCCAGTCTGCACGCCCGTATGATCATGTGAGGAAAGCGCCACCCCGTTCCCCGTCACTTCTCCGGTCGCCACGATCGTTCCATCGACGGTGACGTCGGCCCCGATCGACAGCTTCCCGTTCGACGGCGCAATCGAGATCGATCCGTCCTGCGCCAGCAGGATCATGGAGCCGCTCCTGTGGTAGAGACAGACTTCACCGGGCTGTAACGCTTTCGGTCGGCAGCGTTGATCATTGCTGGCGATGACGACGCCGCGCATCCGATCCCCGGCCTGAAAGACCGTCACCAGATCAGCACCCGGCACCGGGCGGGAACACAGACCATAATGCTGCATAAACGGCATCCCGTCCCGGACTTCCCCGTTGACCAGAACCGCCTGCACGGTCGGCGTTCCATTCGCCTCCACCGTATCGGCAGACTGCCTTCCGAAGCCCAGACCCATGACGATGCGTTGCGCGATCCGACGCAAGCCCGTCATGACGGCGGCCCCAGATCTTCCTGCTGTACAGCACCGACGTCCTGCCCGGGTGTGGACCCGATACTTCCGTCGTTTTCTGCCGCAGTGAAAACCGTGTTGGTGAAGGGATTGATCAGCGGCTCCGGAATGAACGCTTCCTTCGGCATCAGAACCAGATCCGCATGCGTGCCTTCCTCATCCTTGCGGAACGTCACCTCTGCGATGAGGAGAATATCGTTCCGTTTGGCTGAAGGAATTGCCACCGGCGCCAACGTGTTCGGTTCCCACAAGGCACCCCCGCTGTCGCGCCATGAGTCGCATGTCAGTTGGATCGCTTGTGATCTCCCCCAGCGCCGATTGGCTTCCCACAGCATTCTGGCCTTGGTCACATCGTAATTTTGATCGTCTCCCAGTTCGACAGGGATCAACAGCGGGCGCCAACGCTTCACACCGTCATCCGTCGCGGCCTGCTGAACCGCTGTAATGCTCTTCATCTGGTCGAACACGTCATCGTCGGGCGAATTGAAGAGAGGAAGCGGGCCGGGAACGATGGCCGTGATCGACGAGTATCGTCCCGCCATGCTGTCCAAAACCGAATACGATTCGATGTTCTGCCCCTCGGAAAACCCACTAGCGGCCTGCCCGGCACCAACAGGCGACAGAACGATGCTGCCGTCTTCCTGGTCATAAAACAGGCAACTACTAAGCCGGGTGAGTCGTTCTGTAATATCGTAAGCCGTTTCGGTCAGGATGATTCCCGCCGCCCCGATATCTACGTTTCCTGCCTGATTGATCTGATTGACCGTAATCCCGAACGGCTGGCAGACACGCTGCACGATTGCAAAAACATTCGTGCTGTTCATCTGGTAGGTCGAGAACTCTGCCGCGCAATCCACCAGATCGACCGATTTGGAGGCGACCGATACCCGCAGGATATGGTTCGACGGGTCCGCCTGCCGCATGACGGAGATGACATATCCCGTCAGCACAACCTGATCGCCGATCTTCACCTGACACGGATCGCCGGACGCGATCGACACGGCCTGATGTGTCTCAGGATCGATTTCCGTCGTGGCGAATTCGGCCGAGGCTGGCATGATCTCGATCCCGCGTGAGATCGAAAGCGCCGTCCAGCCCGAGATCTGCACATTCCCGACGATGATCGACACTGCGTCTTCAGCGGCTTCGTTATACCCGAGGAAATTCGCAATCGAAGAGATCACACCGCTCATGAAGACAACGCCTCGAAACTGGTCGGCATGAAAGCCGGGTGAACAGGGTCCGCACGTCGCGTCAGATCAGGCGCGCGGGTTGCGTCCGCGTAAAGCTGCTGCGCCAGAACCAGAGATGACAGCGGCTGATTTCTGGTGACCGTAACCAGACCGGGCAACCGGCTGGCCCGGTCTGACAGATCCTGCATGACGCTGGCGCGCAACTGAGTCAGTGCGGACCATGTCGCATCGTCGCAGGAATCCGCCGCCGTCAGTGCTTCCGCGTCCATCACCGCGGCGATTTGCGATTGGAGCGTTGCCGCGTCCTGCTGCGATGTCGGCTGGTAGTCGGAGCAGGATTGGGCAAGCGATACGATTGCCGCGCGTCGGCACAGAGCAGCCGTTGCGGTCTGGGCGCTTGCGATCGCGCCACCGATCGGGGCTGAAGACGCCGTGATGGTCGGGCTGCAATCCGCGAGCGGCATCAGCAACGCAATCTGCGCGCCCGGATCGGCAATGGATGTTCGCAATGCCTCCGGAATCGCGAGAATAGCCGTCGCCAACGACGCCGCGCCATCTGCCGAAGACAGGGCGCCGATATCCGACACAATACCCTGCTGCGCCACCGTCAGAGCCGTCAGGACCGAACCGATCGTGGCGGACTGATCCACCACGTTTCCGTTCCCGGCTGCATACCGGCCGTTGTTTCCCGGCAGCGTGACGATTGCCGAAGAGAGCGCCGTAGGAGATACGATCGCCGATGCGGCGGTGTTCGCCCAGTCGGAAGCAACACCCTTTGCCGCCGTGTCGACCGAATTACCGATCGAGAAAGGTGTCGCGACATCGTTTCCGTAATCTGATGCCGAAGCCTGGCTGAAGGCCAGAGACCCGGCTGCGATCACGGCATGGGCCGCCGCGAGGATCGTCGTCGTCAGGTAATTGGCGGCCTCGACGAACTCCATCTCCAGATCGATGACGTTCATCACGCCGTCGCGCTCATACCACTCGAACCGCGTGCAGGCCGCCTTGATCACCCCGACAGTGGGATGCATGAGAAGGCCGGAACCGCGTGTTTCCGCCGCGTTCGCCAGAAGGTCGCGCTGCACATAACAGAGCGCCCCCGTGATGAAGCCCCGCACACGATAGGTTCTTGGCCCACGACCCATATCTTCCGGCCAGACCGTATCCCGGAAAGGATATTCATGGACCGCGAAGCGCCGCCCTTGCCGACCGCCACTGCCGACAACAACAAACGGGATGCCCCGAAAGGAACATTGCAGATATTGCCCAACAATGGAGGATGCCGCACTGGCGATCGGTCCGCCTGCGGCGCCGGCGCCGGTCACAAGCGAGGACAGCGCGCCGGACATATGGTTCTCCCCTTAACGTGGTTTCAGAACCCCTGCGCGCTGAGCGCACCGGGCATTGCATGATGCGTGTTATCGGTATGCGTCACCCGCACGCCGGAGCTGCCGGAAACCCTGGTCTGCGTGCCCGGCTGGCCCTGCGTCGTCACCGTCACCTGAAGCCGCTGATCCGAAGCGGACGCGCCCGGGACGGAACCGGCGGCGCCGGCGGGATAGACAGCGTTCGGCGCCTGTATCCCAAGCGCCTCCCGGATCTGGCCCATGGGAACCGGCACGCCCTGCTCCCGCCGGATCATACCGTCCATCACACGCGAGACCGTTTCCGGATCGTGCAGATCCAGCGGGGTGTCGATCCCGATCCCCAATCTGCGCGATACCTGCCCGGCATAACCCGCCGGATCGTTATTGTCTGACTTCGGAGCATAGGTGGAGATGATCGACCGAAGCGTGTTCTTCCCCCGGTCTCCATACCGGCCGAGCTGCGAAGCCATGGCCCGCAACCCGTCATCCATGGTCCTGAAACGCGCGAACCGGGGATGGTCTACCCCGGTTTCCATCGTGGCGCCCGTCTGCCCCACGAAATTGAGGTTGCCCGGATTGTTGTTCCGGAACCCTCTCTTACGTCGCGCATCAAGAAGCGCACTCTCATTCGAGTTCAACGGGTCAGAGGACAGTGCATAGCTGCCCAAGGCGATCGGGGCCACCACACGCCCCAGCACGCGAAACCCGAACCCGGCTACATCGGAAGCGCCGGTGCGTTCGAACTCAGTCGCAAGCGTAGATCCGGCGCGCCTCAGCAGACTGGGGCGTCTGGATTGCACCAGCATGGAATCGGCTTCGCGCGTCACGCCGCGCAACGCAGGAACCGCACCGGCCTCGGCGGCGCCTTCCGCAGCCGCAGCGCCACGGGCAGCATTGGTCTTGCCCATGGTCGGCTCTTTCCGCCCGCCTTCGAGGCACCCGCAGGCTCCGCCCGCACCGGCGGCCTTGATGGCGGCCATGGCGCCTGCAATACCGGTCAGGGAGGTCAGCAATGCTGCCGCCCCACTCAGGACGTTCGCGCCGAACAGAACCCCCATCGCGATGGCAGCATCCTTGGCGGCGGATTTCCAACCGCCGAGCTTGTCAACGATCGTCTCGATCTCGACCCAGATCCCTTTGATGTCCCCCTTGATCCGGTCCCAGCCGCCATTGCGGAGCCATGTGGCGATGCGCCTGATGTAATCCGCAACGTTCTGCGCGATGAAGGTGCGGTTCGTGTTGATCCACTCCGCCATCTGCTGAAGGATCGGCGTCAGAACAGGCTCGACGCCTTCAGCGAGGGTGTTGCCGAACCCCTCCACCGCGAGCGTGAGCTGCATCTGGGCACCTCTCAGCCTATTGGCCGCCTGGATACCCTTTTCGTTCAGAACGCCGTAATGTTCGGCCATGCGCTCATAGCGGGCCAGTTCCTGCGCCGTGGCCTGCAAGATCGGCTGAAGGCCGGATGTCGCACCGCCGAAGATCTGCATCGCAGCAGCGGAACGTGCGGCGCCGGCCGGGATCTTGCGCAATGCGTCGAAGATACGCTCGATCGCCTGATCCGGCTTCATATTCGCCAGATCGTCATGCGCGCCGTTCAACTGGTTGATCTGCGCGAAAATCTGCCGCGCCTGCGGGTCCAGCCCGTGGCGGACCGCGAACTGCGTATGCGACAATCCCTCAAGCGCGCTGGTCATGCTCTCGGCGGAGCCGCCCGCCAGACGGGCCGCATTCTGCAACTGCATCAGACGCCGTGGGGCAACCCCCATGGCACGGGATGCGGTGCCGAGGTTGGTGCCGAAATTGGCCCAGGCCGTTGCCAGCCGGACCATGCCGCCCACGGTCGCGGCACCCGTGATCACACCCAGAACAGGCGCAACTTTGGTCAGGCCTTCCAGAACTCCACGCGTCGCCCGCCCGATGCCGCCGATGGCGTTGCGCAAGCGCATCGGCCCGACCGTCGATCCGAGCTGCACCATCCCGCGCGCAACCCGCACGGCGCCGGAACCAAGACGGGCAAGCCGCCCCTGAATCTGGTCGAACGTGCGTTTCGCGCGGTCTTCCGCGCTGACGACAATCTTAACGCCTTGATTTGCCACGCTCAGCCTGTCTCCGCCGCTCTTCTGCGAGCCGGTTCATGTTTTCGATCTCCATCCAGAGATCGGAACCCGTCAGATCCTCGCAGTCACGCCTTGACCACCCGAAGAACTGGCTCAGCCAGCCAGGAATCTGTTCCCAGTTCCCTGGCCAGTTATAAAAAAACCGGTGAGGTAATCCGCAGCAGTCGCGAATTTGCTGATCGGCATTTTCAGGACGGCTGCCGTAGGCCAGTCACCGACACTCTGGACGAGAGTGATTTCGGCCTGAAGAAAGGCTTCCTGTGTCGCGGTCGCCTGCGTAGCCTTGAACCTTCGGCGCATTTCAACCTTCGGCTCACGCAAGGTCATGTCCGACCACTCCCGCATGACCGCCTGCACCGGCTCTTCGAGATGCAGATGCAATTCGGGCGCCCGGTCAGGTTCCGCATCCGGGAGCCTGCGCGCGTCCTCCTCGAACTGGCAGACATAGCCGACAGCTTCGTCCAGCAGGCTACTCGGCAGTTCATAGACCGCCTTCAGCGGCCAAGCACCGATGCGGGCCACAAGCGCGATCTGGCTGTCATACACAGATTGTTCAGTAGCCCGTTTCCCGATAACCCTGGCCTGCACCAGGATGTCGAACACGGTTGGCTCCCGCAGTTCCAGCCGGTCCAGCGGATCATGGCCCTTGACCATGATCGGCGTGTCCAGCGTGTAATGCCCGGCTTTCGCCGTCTCCCCCACATCCTGTTCGGATGACAGACCCGCGAGAACCTCTTCATCCGACAGATTCAGAGTAAGCATCAGACCGTATCCTCCGTCACGACATCGCTCTCGAAGCGCACTTCGAAGGTGCCTTCCTGCGTATTCAGGCTGATGGTCTCGACATGCCATCCGTTGACGACGGTGATCACCTTGCCGTTTGCCAGCGTAGCGACGGCCGTCACCCCGTTGGCCCCCTGGAAGGCGCTTACCTTCATGTCCGGCCGATCGCGCAACTGGGCTGACAGAAAGCCCTGCACAGGCATAGTCTGAGGCCCCTCTACTGCCGTCTGGCCTTTCAGTGTTTCGTTCTGAAACCCGGATGCCTGATAGGTCAGTTCCCCGACCACGTTCCATTGCACACCGTTGATGGTGAGCGCCGCCCAACCGGCCAGCGGGCCACGATTTGATCCTGACATCGACCCGCTTCCTTACGGCTTGGTGAACTGGGCCACACCGGCTGCGCCCCAGAACTGGTTCGCGAACTGATACGGCAGAAAAAGGGAGACGAAGCCGTTCCCGTTATTGACGGCCTGCACACCTGCCGCGAACTGGTCCGGGTTCTGCACCCACAAATTCGCCGCCTGCTGTCGATAGATCGCCGCCGCCGTCTTCCCGACAAGCTGGGCCGTCGTCGCCTTGGCACCGGCTGACAGCTTGGTGCCGTCCGCGAGCAGAATCGATCCACCCAACTGGCTGGCCAACTGGATGCGCATATCCTGAAAACAGACTTCTGCCGTCAGCAACGTCTCGATATCGAGATAGCTGTCATCCGGCACGCCCTGACTGTTCGTCTGGCAGCACGTGATCAGGCGTTCGATAAAGACCTGACCATCCTGCACGGTGAACGTCGAGAACCCGTCATACAGCAGACTCTCCCGCATCGAGTTCACCAGCGTTCCGGCATCGGACGGCGGCAATGCGGGAATCGCGATGCCGGTAATCGGCAACGCAGGATTCGTCCGCATCGTCACGGCCGCGGCGGCCACGCACCAGGCCGCCCATTTCATTGGGGAGCTTGGGCTGTCCGAGATCATCATCATCCCGATCGGCCCCTGATTGTAATCAGGGTTCAGGGCAGTCGCGGCGCCATACGTGCCGCGATAAGCCGAGAAACCGACACCGTATTGCTGGATGTTCGGAGACCACGTCCCGGTTGCGAAGCTGAGATAGCCTTCGACAGCATCCAGAGATCCGGAATCGGAATAGGGATAGGCGATCAGATCGAATACCCGCGTTCCCAACCCGGCCAGAGCGGAGGCCAGCGTCGTCGGGTTCTGCTCGCCGCCCGCCATGGTCGGCGTCGTCACGGAAACACCCGCCGGAAGCGCTTGGCCCCCTGCCGTGCCGAGCAGGCAGGTGTTCAGCACGATATCGTTCCCGGACAGGCCCTTGTTGCGTGCCGTGACGACAAGCTGCCCCGCCGTACCGTTCGTGGCAATGGTTACGGGCAAATTCGGCTGGGAAGCCGCCGCCGCCTTCAGATTGGACGCGATTATCGAGGCCGTATCTCCGGCATTGACCGCGACTGGCACAAGCTGATCACCGATATAGAACGGCAACGATCCGGAAACGCTCGCAGGCCCAGTGATGGAAACCACTCCGGTTGCGGCAGAGGACGCGGTATCATCCATCAAAGGAAGCACCCAGACTTCACCGACCGTATCGATCTGGCGATAGGCCGCCACCATAATCGCCGCCTGAGACCCGGCACCGTATTTGGCGATGGCGTCGGTCGGGCCTGCCGAGACAGTCGCGACCATCGGCGTCGCATTGCCGGACGCCAGCATCTGCGCAACGATCAGCACGCGCCGCGCCACGGATGCCGTGTTTGCCTTGGACGAGTCCAGCGCGAAATAGAAGCCGGGCAGACGGTTCGCCGTGTTGTAACCCGGAACGGTGATGGAAGCGCTCATGCGTGCTGTCCTTCATGCTGCTCGGGCGCCTCGACGGGCTCCGGAGACGTGGCGGCTTCCGGCTTGGCTTCGACAATGTCTCCATTGCGCAGGAGCATGAGCCAGAACTGGGTGGCGGGGACGTTTTCGCCGCTGTCGGACAGCAGGCGATTGGAACCGGGCCAGCGTGCCTTCCGGCCGGCGGCAGGTTTCACGAACATGGTCATTCCTCACTGGATAGGGGGACCGATACCTCCGCGAAGGCCGCATTGCCCTCCGCCGCGATGGTCGCATTGACGGCCGTCAGCGGTTGCCCGCCCGGCATGAAGTTCTCGTAATATTCGAGGCCGAGCAGCATCCGGACTTCGCCGATATGCTTGTCGGTCTCGCTGGTCACCTTGATTTCGGAGGTCATGTCCGAAACCTGCTGGATCATGGACTGGAACGTGTAGTCGCACATCAGCGTCTGTTCGATCTGTTCCGCGATGATGTCGCAGGTCAGTTCGGCATTTTCCGGCGTGCCACCCGATACCAGAGCCCGGATGGCCAGGGTAGCGTTGCGCGTAAATGCCGGTGGACCACGCCCCTGGCTTTCCGCCCGGTCCTGCGCCACCTGAAGATAGATCGCGGGCAGGGCGTCCGATTTGATCGGCAGGCTGCGCGCCGTAAAGACGTTGACCCCGGCGATCGTTTTCGCGTTCATCAGCGCCGTTGCAGCAGCTTCACGAAGCTCCGCCCGGTAGAGGGTCATTTTCGTCTTCCGCCGTGTTGAGTTCGAGACGCGCGGCACCGTGGCTGTCCGACCGGACCTCACGCACACGATAAATCTTGCCGCGAACGGTCACCAGATCGCCCTGCTCGGGCGGAACCGGGAACTGCGAGAGCTGGACGCCGAGAATGGGGACGGTGGTGGAGATATGGACCGGCGCCATCCCGTCTTCGCCGCCGAGCGGATCGAGCGCATAGAACGCCTTATCGAAGATGCCGGTGATCTGAACCTGCCCCGGATGGCGGGGAGATTTCCAGAACGCCGTTTCCCCGAAGACGGACTGGCACGGCCCCAGCACAAGGCCGTCCCAATCGACCGGCCCCGTGCTGCCGCTCATTAGCTTTGCCCGGCAGGCTTCGGCGGCGGCGTCATCTCAGGCGCGGGCGGCGGCGGAGCCGGTTTCACCCCCGCCGGGAGTGCTGCCGAATGCTGAGCACTCTGGCTCGCATCGCCCGGATACCGCGCGATGCCGCGCTTGACCCAGAACGCCGCCGTAACCGGATCGACATCCAGAAGTGTGCCGATATCGATAGGGGGAGACAGCGGCTTGTCATAGATAAACCGCTGCGTAACGACCTTTACGGTCGAAATCTTGTCAGCCATGTTGGACCTCAGATAGCCGGACCGGGAACACCGGCACCGGGCGCCATGACCGTTGCCGAGAAGGACGCGTTCACACGCGACGGAATGACGATCGGCGCGGACTGCATCATGAGATTGATCGCCGCCGGATTTTTCGAATACCAGAGCTTCGGCGCATAGGCCAAAGCCTGATAGTTGAACTCCGGATCAAGGATCTGCCCGAAAGCCCGCGTGCCTTCCAAGCCTTCGCCCGTCATGAGGACGGTCCCGTCCGGGATCATCGGTTCTTCGACGCCTGTGACCGGATCGATATACCAGTCATTATAAAGGAACAGGCGATATTGTCCCCAACGGCCCATATACATCGCGCCATGAGCCATCCGTCCCCCCAGATCTACCTGAGAGTCGCCGGAACGCTCCATCCAGAGCGCATTGATGACCTTAATGTCATTCTTGAACGCGTTCCAGGAACTGTTAGTGAAGATGATATCGGTTGGAACGGCTCCGGACTTCTGAAGGATAGTGGAAGCCCACTGCGTGATGTAGTCTGACGGATAGACATCTGTCTGCCCCCACTGCATCGCTCCTGTGAGCGCCACGGTCAGGGATGGATCGCGGTTGAAATTGACCTGAATCGGCTCCGGGAAACCCTCGCCCGCGATGGTAACGGTGCCGCCGATCAGGGCCTGCGCCGCCATCCATTCCAGACGACGGTTGATCATATCAACCTGATCGGCCATTTCCCATGCCAGATTGGCTTCCAGCCGTTCGGCCGGGCTGTTCGCGCCCATCAGACGCTCACCGATGTTGCGGCGCACCGGCTTCAGCAGGTCCGGATTTCGGAAATCCTTGATATAGGCGGGGCGGAACAGGTTCGTGATGAACCGACGGCTCTCGACCGGCTTACCCTCCACCAATGGAGAGCAGAACGGTGCCATACGCCGCAAACCGACATCCACATCGATCGCCACTTCCGGCGCATCGCTTTCGACGATGTTCGGGAAGTAATTGTCGAGCAGGAAGGTCTGCGCAAGCTTGAGGTTGCGGACGTAATAGACCAGTTCGGCCGTATTATAGACGCTGAGCTGCGCCGCCAGCGATCCCATTTCACCCTGGATAGGGGTCTGCGTTCCAGACATGTTCGGTCAGCCTCAGACGATATTGGAAGAGATGGACGTCTTGATGAAGATCGAGACGTTGCGGAAAGCGTTGGTCAGCGACGTGACGTTCCAGCTCGGATCATAGGTGAGGTAGTTCGAATTGAACTCGCCCATCTCATAGATCGAACCAGCACCCGTGGCGCTGGCGCCGGTCGTGACCGTATCGACGATAATCCCCAGCGGGTTCTGGCTGCCATCCGTCGCGGTCGCGACCGACAGGATGAACTGCCCAGAAGCCGTCACCTGGCCAACGACAGCACCGCGCGGAAGTGTCTGGTTTTCGCCGATTGTGACGTCACGCGTCACCAGCTTCAGGTTTCCGGCGATCAACTGGTCGGGAACGAACTCGACCTGCTGCGCCATCGGATAGAATCCGTAGGTGTTCTGTCCGGACATGCTCAGTTGCTCCGTGTGCCACGGCGGGCGTTACCGATCGTCGCGAGGCGCGCGCCGGGGGAGGGGTTGGACTCACCGCCGTCCGGCGAGCGAGGTGCAATGGCGGCTGGCGCCATGCGGTCACGAAAGGCCGAGCGGCTGCCCCGGGGCGCTTCTGGCGCTGAAGCAGCGGGAAGGGCGTTCAGAACCCGAACCGCAGAAGAGCGCGGCATATTCGTGTTGAACGCCAGTTCGGCGGCGGCGGCAGGATTGCGCCCGGCACCGGCGGACTGGAAGATCGCGGCACACCGGCCACGCTCCCGCGCGCGGGCCTTGGCGGTCTCGTCTTCTTTCTCATCCTCGGCATCGGTCTGATCGTCACCGTCATCATCGGTATCATCATCACCGTCGCCCTCGGCGCGCTTCCCCTTGGCCTTTCTCTTGCCCTTGGGGTCTTTGTCGTCGCCTTCTTCCCGGTCTTCGCCCTCGGCGTTCGGATCGTTATTATCCTCATCCTCGCCGCCTTCCATGCGGGGCGTGCGATTGAGATGCGCGAAAGGGCTGAGCGCCGTTCCGGCGGCCAGCTTGGACCGTGTGGTCATGGATGTCTCCAGTTGAAATCAGGAAAGGTGTGCAGCGAAATCCAGAAATGCGGCGTCCGCAGACATCACCGCGTCGGCGAGACCGGCATCCACGCCGAGCTGCCCGAGAAACGTTCCGGCCTGGGTGGCGCGCACCTGATCGGCCGGGAGGGACCGGTTGCGGGCCACCGTGTTGACGAACAGTTCGCCCATGACGTCGATATCGGCCTGAAAGCGGCTGGCTGCCTCATCCGATAGCTTCGTCGTCGGATACCCGTCCGTCTTGTAAGCGCCATACTGAAATGTCGTGACCCGGATACCCTCTTTATCGAGCATATCCGTGATATCGACATGCATGCCGACGACGCCGATGGAACCGGTCCCGCCAGTGCGCGGCACGGTGATCGTGCCTGCCGCACTGGCGATCGCATAAGCCGCCGAATAGGCCGATTCATTGACGATCGCGGCAATGGGTTTGACCTTGCGCGCGCTGAAGATCCGGTCTGCCAGATCGAAACATCCGGCAACCGTTCCACCGGGGCTATCGATGTGCAGCACAATCGCCCGGACGCGTTCATCGCCCAGCGCCTGATCCAGCGCCAGGCCGATATCACCATAATGGGTGATCCCGCCCCAGCACCATCCGGGCGAAAATCCCGGCACCAGAACACCCTCGATCGCAATCACCGCGATATTGCCCGCCATGGTCAGGCAGGGAGACTCCGCGCGATCCGATTCCGGCCCGAAGAGCGCCATGTCGTCGGCGCCCTGCGCCAGAAGATGGCGCATGAGTTCGACCCGGCTGGATTCGAGAGCCAGAGGGCGCCCGAGCAGCCGTTGGGTCAGGGCTAGGCGTCTCATTGTTCCTCCGGCTTTCGTTTGGTTTCACCCGCCGGCTGGCCGCCGGTCCATTCCGGCAGTTCCAGCCCCCGTTCCCGGAAGGCCGCCACCTCGATCGCGCGCTGGTCGATAACTTCCTCCCAATCCGCGCCTTCGTTGATCGAGCATTCCTGCTCCAGCGTGGACAGGCCCGCATCCATGCCGAGGATCGCGCCCTGTTTCTCCGCGACCGGATCGATCCACCCGCGCCCCGGCCCGAGCCATTTGCAACGGGCATAGGCATAACGAGCGTCGATATAGTCCGGGGCGTTCCGGGGAAGGGGAAGGTCATCTTCAGCCATTGCCTCCTCAAGCCATGCGCTCCGGATGGGAGACGCGAACCCGATCTGGAAATCATCCTTGCGGCGCACCAGCGTTTTCCACGCTTCCAGCAACGATCCCCGCGCGGACGAGTAGTTCACGTCCGACCAGTCATTGCTGACCTGCATGGGCGAAAGCCCGGCCCCGCTGGCGACGTTGTTCAACACCGCCTTCTCGAAATCGCGGAAGTTGCTGGCAGGGCGTGCGGCGGAAACAGTATTGATCTTCTCGCCCGGGAACATCATCGGGATACGCGATCCCTGAATGCTCAGGTTTCTGCCCTGATTCCAGGCAAGCTGCTGCGACCAGCGCTGATCGAAATCCCCGGATCCACCATCGTCCAGCGCTTCCGCCGTCATCTGGTGGTCATAGGGGCTTTCGATATAGGCTGCGAACACCGCGTTTACGATGGCCGCATCCAGTTCCGTGCTGTCATACTTGATCAGCATCTTGAGCCGCTCGATCACCGGGGTCAGCATCCCTGCACCCCCACGATGCTGCGCCGCGCGATGATGCTCGAACATATGAACGACCTGTTGCCGCCCCCAGTCGGTCTCCCGCTCCAGCCGTTCCCATTTCACGCTTTTGGCGGCGTTATACCAGTCCGCCTGATGCGCTTCCCGGATGTAGTAGGCGATCGGCGCACCGGTTGCGTCGATTTCAACACCCCCCCGGATGAAACGCTGATCCATCATCAACTGCGGATTGCTCATCCGGTCAGGGTCGATGATCTGGACTGTCGTGCCATACTGCGCCCGACCGCGCCCGACCCGGTCCGCCATGTAGGGCAGCACCGCCAGCGCATCCCCGTCGATCAGCAGGTGGCGAAACCCGAGATGCATCTGCTGCCCGAACGTCAGCATCCGCTCCGTGTCATTGTAGCGGTTCGGATCGTTCGCCCATAGCCGCCACCGTGCATCGACCGCCTGCCCGAACTCACGCGCCCAGACGGCATCGAAGGCCGGATTTCCGCTTAGATGAGCCAGCGTCCGGTAATCCGGCTTTGCAATCGGCCTGAGAGAAACCCCGACCGCATTATCCAGAACGCGTGTAACCGCGCCTGCGGCCCATCCATCGTTCCGGACCAGATCGCGCACCCTGCTGACGATCCGGTCCCGGTAGGGATTGATTTCCGTATCGGCCGAGAACAGGGACGGCCGCCATTCGCTCATGCGCTGGCCGTAAATGTCCGCCGCGTCATACGGCAGGCCATACGGCGCGTTCAGAGCGGCAGGCGAGGAAGGGGCACCGCTGGTCACGGTTTTCCAGGCCTCTCGTAACGTCGATGCAATGCCCATCAGAATATTGGCCGTAGCGCCCTTCGTCTGGAGAATGGATTAAGCTGGCGCTGGATCTGCATGATCAGCGCCGTCAGGCCCGGAATACTGGCCTGCGAATAGGTGACGGAGCGCGACCCATCCCCCTGCGCGTAACTGAGGCTGACGACTTTCGCGCCTGTCTGAAGCTGGAGCAGGGCGTTCTGGGCGTTCGTGAGCGCCGCCTGCAACTGCGTCTGGGACATCCCGGCGAGAACGCTTGTGTCGGGATTGTAAAGCGGCTGTCCGCCACCGGGGTAGAGGAAACCGCTCATTGCAATCGCTTTCGTAAGGCCTTGCGGAGCGCGGACGTCATGATCCGATCATAGCGTCGCGCCACTGTGTCTTCGACAATCTGCTCGACAGGCAATCTGATTTCATAAATCGGCTGTTTCGCGACGAACCAGAGAACAGGCTCGACCTTGCCGCTTCCGGCAACACGATAAAGACCGATCGGCCTTCCGTTACCGCGTTCCCGCGCGACGTAGAATTCCGATTTCTGCCCTTTGGCAATCTTTCCTTGCCTGGCCAGACGCTTGCGGGTTGAGGGCGACATATTTGCCGTTGAGTCCCGCATCAGCCCGAGACGGCTGAGGATCTGCGTCACGAACCCGCGTTGCAAATCCCCGGTTGCTGTCTTGGGCGCACCATCCGCCGGGATGATATATTGGCCTTCGGTGATGCCGCGCATCGCTTTCTCGAACTTGGTCATGTCTCTCGGGCCGCCGTAGATCTGGGGACCGAGATAGCGAATGGCCGGGGTTCCGTTCGGAGCATAATCCCGTGTCGCGACCCAGGCCGTCAGATCGTCAGCCTTGGCCGGCTTCGTATAGAACCCGTTCAGCGTGAAACGGGAGGGATTGTCGAAGACTTCCTTCATCCGATCGACAACCTGAAGCCGTGCTCCACCCGCCAGCCTGGTGAGACCTTCAGCAATCGCGCCAGCCATCTCTCCATTGGAGAGTTGTTTGAGGCCCTGCTGGAGTTTCGCGCTCTCGACCTTCACGCTGACCTTTAGAAAGTCACGTGATGGCATCGTCTGTTCTCCTAATTCGACCCAAACTGCGCCGCGAGACGCTTCATTCGCTCCGCTGCCGTTTCCTTTGGCCTCGCCTCTGCTGCTGCGACGGGGGAGAGGACGGCCGATGCAATGGGTTTGACCGGAATATCCGCCAAGAGCGGCTTCACATGCGGGTTCGTATCCCAATCTCCAGCCCAGACCGGCGGGGAATCCCAGTTGATGCGGCGCAAGCCATGCAGCATGGCCACCACGTCATTCATCACCAGCAGATCCAGCACCTCGTTACGAGCCGAGGCCGTCACCTTCTCCCATCGCCCGTCTGCCTTCCGCCGCTCTGCGACGATCTGCTCGAAGAACGGGTGCGGTGGCTCGGCCGCCCTGAGCGCCGCCGGAAAATGAACACACCAGGGACCGGGATCGGCCCGCTGCAACTGCGTTACCGCGTCATCCTTGAACCGGTTCGGGTTGAATACTCCCAGCGGAACTTCGCCCCGCGCGGCGGCAAACCGGTCTTTCCGTTGCGTGTCCGGGTAGGACACGTTCAGGGAAGCCGCGTTGATGGTAGAGGCACCCTTGAATGGCAGCACCGTCCAGGCGTCCCGGCCGTCGATCTTGCCGCCAAACCGGGCCAGACGACGCTTCCGGGCGCGTTTCCATGCGCCGTAAGCCTGCAACGTCACGCCGTCCGAACCGCCAGAGTCGTATCCGATGGCACGAATGCTCATGCCGCGCTGCGAACCATCCGCCAGAGGATAGATTGTCTCGACAAGGCCGAGAATCATATCGTCCCAGTCACCTGGGCTGGTCGCCGGATCGGCCACGATGCGCCGGTGTTCGATAATCCAGCTTTCGCCAAACGCCCCCCAGCCCCGCACCAGCACCTCGAAGCGGTTGGACTGCACATCCACGGCCGCCGTCAGGAACCGCACACCTTCCGGTACGAAGCCGATCGCGAGCCCGCCTTCGGCCCGATCGGCGAGGGCGTTCGCGTCGAGCGATCCCATGCGCCGCATTGGCTGGTAGGGAAGTCCCCAGCGCTTGACCGTGACTTCTTTCAGGTCGTGGTCATCGCCGGTGGTCTCATAGGTGCGTCGGGCGGCTGCCATTTCGCGGGCAAGAGATCCGATCCCGCCGATGATGAACGGACTCATCAAGCCTGTGATCCAGAAACCGGCGGTCCTGCTCCGGATCAACTCGCCGGAAATCTCGCCTTCCGGCGATATCTCCTGGCCCGCGCCGACCCAGACGCCGTCCAGGTTCATGGCGCGCCGCCATTTGTCCTCGATCAGGCCGCCACAGCACGGGCAGACCAGACGGGCCTGTTCCTCGATTTCGTCCAGAGAGGCATCCGCAGGCCAATCGAGAACCATGTGCCGCGCTGTCCCGGGTGTCGGGCTGGAGAAGGCACTGCAATGCGGGCAAGGCCACCACCAGGTGCGACGGTCGCTGTCCCGATACAGCTTCATGATGCCGTTATTCCACGAGGTAGCCTCGCTTCCTTCCGCCCGGTCCGGGTGGCTTTCGGCAAAAACCATGCTCTCATGGCCGAACGTTTCTCGACGGATCGACACCAGCTTGTAGGCGTCTCCCAGATCCTCGGGGAAGGCGTCCAATTCCGTGATGATGACGCGCGGAGCTGACTTGTTGATCATGTTGTTGTAGGTGGCCGAGAGGAACTCGATCCACATGCCCCGGAAGCGCTTGAACGCCATGGACCGGTCTTTGGGCTTCTGCCCCAATCTTTCGCGCATGACTTGATGCGCGTCGATCATGGGCTCGATCTCACGTTTGACGTAGCTCTCCAGCACGTCCTTCGTCTGGGCATAGACCAGCATGTCCGCGCAATCGACATCAACCGCCTGGCCGATCCAGTTCTGCCCAATCGCGGTTTTTCCGGATCGGGCCGGGCCGACGACGGCGGTCGTCAGGTAGTTCCGATCGGTAAGCGCCTGCATGGGGCCTTCCAGATATGGCGCCTCATCATGGTTCCACTTGCCGACATACCCGCCGCCACGGTTGTCCAGATACCGGTTGGAGGCCGCCCAGGCAGCGACATCAACACGTTCGGGCGGCAAATAGGCCTGCATGGCGCTGGCAAGCACCGCGCGCGGGTCCGCGAAAAGGACGTCTCCCGGCGCAGCGATATTCTCATGAAAGGTCGAGCTGTCGCTCATTCGGGTCAGCGTCCATATTCAGTTCTGAAAGAGCCTCGGCAACAGAAGCGCGCTGCACGTCCGCAAAGCGCTCCTCGATATTTCGCACCTGACTATCGGGCCAGTTCTGTTCCCGTGCTAGTTTCCGCAGGAACATGGATGTATCTCGACTGAGTCGCGCAAGGGCGTTGGTAAACAGTTCCTGCACTTCTGAGGCGATCACCAGCTTACCGCATCGCTCGGCTTCTCTTCGCTTCAGATCGCGAAGTTTCCAGAGGTCAATCTCTTCCTTGGGGGAGAGACGACGATCGAACTGCACTGAAGGCTGGGGAGGCAGAAGTGCGTCGAACGTCAACTGCAACCCCATCAGGGCTTCATCGCGCTCGGATTTGGCTTGGGCCTCCTCGTCGCGCTTGACGGTCAGAAATTCTGCAACATCCACGTAAACGAACCGGTAACTCGATCCGTTCGTTCCGCGTGCCTCGATCGGAAAATCAGGCCAGCGCTGCATCCACGCGCCGATGGTCGGAAGCGAGACCTTCAACGCTGATGCCAGTTCCCGTTTGTTGAGCGTGACCTGCCCTTTGACTGGCCCGGTGTCATCAATCTGATCTGACGACAACAACAAAAACAGAAACCCTCATTTTGGTTTTATCAAAAACAGTCTCTTACCGGGGTGCGAACTTCCCGCGGAAGGGGACCCCTCCGGGAAGGACCCGCGATGAGTGCATGGCTCGCGCCAAGAGCCGCCCCAGACGCATGGCTCGCCGCAATGTTGCCGAAATGTCACATCTTCGCATGACACCCTCCTGCCCGGCCATCAGACATAAAAAAAGGCGGCAACCCGTTCGGTCGCACGCCTCGACATCATGGCTTTCAAAAGACTGCAAATTGGGAAGTTTGGGAAGTGAAAAATGAAGGCTGTGTGATTTTTTTTGCGATCACCTCACACGCCTCTTCGTGCCACGCCTTTGCCGTGTGGTGGCTGACACCGAAGCGATTCCCAATCTTTCTCCATGTCCACTTGTGAGATTGAGAAATAGGGTGAACGATCAGACGCATATTGACGACTGCACGCAAACGTCGATGCGAATCCGTCAGCAATGGCACCCATGTCAACACAGCATCCAGCCTTGTCACTGCATCGGCCGGAGGTCGCGGTGGCATCACATCGCTCTCGCGATGCCAACCCAGGTCTTCCAGATCTGTCACCACGTCCGGCCATGTGCTTCCCGCACCTGATGGCCGTAACCCATGCGACGGCAACGCCGCCAATGTTAAAGCAGCTTCCTCAAGCCATTCCTCTACCTGATCGGACACGCATCGCGTGGTGTCGATCTGTGTCGACTGCCGTTTCATGCTGCCCTCGCACGCGCCATGAAGTCTGCCAATACCGGGCGAGTCATGCCGGTCTCACCGGCTGCAACCCGCGCGCTGTAATCCTGCATCGCCTCAGTCCAGAGCCGGTCAGCCACCATCTCATCGCGAGACATCACCGGCGCCGGCACATCACGCCGCTCAATCGCATGGCCGATTGCCCTCTTAAAATACCCCATGTGAGCGATTGTTTGGCCCTTGGCCTGCTGACGTTCCGCGACACTGGCTACAACACCAAGGATGAGTCTTTCGGCCTCCTCCGCAGAAAGGCCGGACCGCATCGCATCAGCGCACCACTGCCGTGCGATACCGAAGTTCACCATGCTGCGCGCCGGATCGAACCCCGCCGCCTCAAACGCCTTGGGTCCAATGCGCTTGAACGCCGCATCGATCTCACTCGTGTCAAGCTTAGCTTCTTCTTTAGAGCTATTGTTATAAGCTAAGCTAGCTTGGGAAACCCGAGATGAACCTAGATTATCCTGAGACACGTCTTTTCCCCCTGAGATGGACATGATCGCTGTCTTCTGACGCGGATCATTCCGAGGTGTAACCGCGCGAACTTTCGGCGGCCGGCCGCCCTTTTTGCCATTTTCCCGCGATGCGCTGGCACGCCTGCAATCCGCTTCGATTCCCGGCAGACCAATCGCGCCCGTTTTCGCATCGTGGGTTAATAACCTGGCTTTCGCGTAGGTTTCGATACAGGTTTCAAGATGCGCGGCGTCGATGTGCATATGAAAACGCGCCAGATCGCTCAGCGTCATCTGGCCATCCAACCCCGGCACGAATAATCCATCCCGCCCATAGCGCCGGATGACGTTGACCAGCAGCAACCAGATCGCGGCCATCTCCAACCCCAACGAGCGCAGCCGAAGATCGTCTGTAAACCTGTCCAGAAGACTTTCCGAAATCCTGCTCATCTCAATACGCCTTTAACCGAAACCCACGCCCCACAGGCGCCAGAACCTCACGCAATACCAGCGCATCGAGCGCCGGCTTCAACTCATCCGTATCCGCAGCCAGCGCACGCGCCAGAACCACCAGATCAGGCGCATCGCCAGACGGCGCGCGCAATTCCGGCATGACATCCGCCACATCCGTAAGCTGCAACCACGCCGAACGCGCGGAAAGCGGCAGCAGAAGCCACCGCCTGTCCGACATCACCGCACGCGCATGCACACCGAAGCGCGCCCTCCTGCTTTTCATGGCGGATTGCCTCCTGCACCCCAGGCGAGACTGCGCTCGTCCTCATGCTCATCACGAAACCACGTCGAATTGTCGTCAAATTTGAAGCGGCACACGCCTTCAGGGCCATGACGGTTCTTCGGCAGGAACACATTCGCCTTTCCGCGCGCTGCCTCGCATTTCTGCTCCAGCTCGAACACACGGTTCGCATATTGCTCCTGCGTTTCCTTCTCACGGCGTGATACGCCGCCCGCCGCTGCCTGCTTCTTCAGATAGTAATGCTCACGATGGAGCAGGCAGATCACATCCGCGTCCTGCTCCAGAGAGCCAGAATCCCGCAGATCGGAAATCATGGGACGCTTGTCCTCACGCTTTTCCGACTCACGGTTCAACTGCGCCAGCACCACCAAAGGAACATCCAGTTCCTTGGCAAGGCTTTTCAGCTCATTGCTGATCTCCGTAGTCTCCTCATACTTGCCGCGAGCGCGCGCACCAGCAGAGCCACGCATCAGCCCGACATAGTCCAGCACGATCAGCGAAAGCCCTGCACGGCTGCGCCTCATCCGGCGCGCCCGCGACCGCAACTGCGCTACCGTCAAACCGGAACGCGTATCAATCTCCAGAGGCAGACTGGCAGCGGCACGCTCGCCCTCCTCCAGTTCCGCCCACTGCCAGCTTTCGAGCGGTAGCCGCGTCCCCGTCTCAATATCCTCCGGCAAATCATAGCGCCGTCCTGCGAACACAGATTGCGTCGATAACCCCGAAAACGCCGCTCCCGCGCGAGCACCAAGCTGCGATGCAGTCATCTCGCCGGACCAGAACAGCGTCCTCCGCCCGGACGACGCGACGCGCGCCGCGATCCCTAGCCCCAATGCCGTCTTGCCCATGGCAGGACGCGCGCCGAGAACATAGAAATTTCCCGGCAGGAGACCGGTCGTCATCCGGTCCAGTGCCTTGTAGCCCCACGAAATCCCTGCCAGACCGTTACCACGCGCGCACGCCTCACGCGCGGACCGCACCGCCGAGGACACAGCCTCGCCCAGCGTAACGTTCGGGCTTGTCTCTGCCGTCCCCTGGACGATCTGCAACAGCTCCTCTTCAAGCCCCTCCAGAATGCCTTCCCCGGTTTTATCATCCGGACGCGAACAGGTGTCCGCAACATTAATGCACACCTGCATGAGATTCCGCCGCAGCCAGCAATCCCGGATCGTGCGGGCATAGTCCGGACAGACCGGAAATCCGACCATAGACGTCATGATCGTGGTGAAGAACTCGCTCGGAGACACGTCGCCAAGCAATGGATGATGCTTGAACTGGTCACGCAACGTCACTGGATTCGGATCGCCGCCGGCATAGACCATCTGACGCGCCGCCGCGTAGAGCTTCCCATTCAGCGGATTGTAGAAGTGCTCCGGTTCCAGAATTTCCTCGACCAACGGCAGAACCTTCTTGCCGTTGGTCAGCAGCCCGCCAAGTAGGGCCTGTTCCGCCTGCACGTTGAACGGCACAGACCGGAACGCCTGCCCGAACAGCCCAGGATCCGCGTTCATGCTGCCTCTCCCAAGGCCGGGCGCTTCCTGCGCCGATACATCGTGACCGTCACCTCTTCCAGATCCAGTGGCTCTAGAATGGTCAGAGTCGGTTTGCGCGCCGTGCAACTGAAATTTGCGACGGTCGAAGTCTTCAGGCCATGCGCCTCCGCGAACACACGAAGCCCCCCTGCCTTGGCGATCTCGGCCCGCAGAATGTCGCAAACGTCCAGATAGGAGATCAGGTCAGCGCTCATTTTTCCACCTCTTGGGCATCATCATTCTACCATCCTGCGCATGCGTCGCGCCGGACGACACGATCCGGAGCTGATCCGGAAGGTCAGGTCTTATCCGTGAGGATCGGGCCAGCGCGGCTGCGTCCATGGGCCTCGGGAACCGCACGTATCGGGCCGGCGGTCGCGAAATTTCACGCGGCATGGACACGAATTTCCAGGCAAGTCCCGACCGGCAGCGCACGCTTTCGCGTCACGCCCGACGGACCCCTGCGCACTCGCGAGAGCCCCAGCCGTCGCAACATGTGAGAGACGCTGCGTTCCGATATGCCGATTTCAGCGGAAATTGCGCGCACGCTGCGACCGCGCGCATGAAGCGCACGAATGGACGGCGAAAGACGTTCAAAATCATGGGGCGCGCGGGCCATGACAGTAACCTTTGCTTGCAGGGTGTCAGAGATAATCATGATGGGAACGGCAGGTTGGGCAGCGCCGCAGATACGGGCTGGTGGCGGTAAAACCCACCTGGCAGCACAGGCATTTGCGCTCCCAGATGGCTTGCACCGGCGGCGTCGTGATCGACTTCGGAACTGCTAAAGTCTCCGGTGTTTTCTCCGGGTTCGGCTCGGCTGCTTTTTTCACCAGATGAGAAATCTGCTTTCTTCTGGTCCAGGAATCTTTCATCCGCACCTGAAAGGCACGCCGCTGGTCCTCCTCGATTTTCGTCAGCACGTCCGGTGTGATCTGTCTCAGGAGCATGTCCTGATACGCCACCGGAACCTCATTCCAGGACGCCACCGCACTCTTCGGCAGGCCCAGAACCGATGCCACGCCCGGCCCAAGACGGCGCGCCCGGATCTCCCGTAGCAACGCGAGAGCACGCGCCGCTTTCTGCCGTCCTTTCGGCGCGGGTGCCTTGGCCGCCTTCCGGCCGCACTGGTCGAGCTTCGGGCCGCCGCACTTCGCGAGAAACTTCTCCCGATGATGGGCCGGAACAGAAGTCCAGTAAAGAACTGCCGATTTCGTAATTCCCAAAGCCTCGGCCACATGGCGCGTCATGTGTCGTGCCTTATAGGCGGCCAGCAGATCGTCAGCCGCCCGCGCGCGCGCATCGCCCGCCGCTACAACGGCATCGATCTCCGCAGACGACAGCACCGGCAGATAAATGCTTAGAACACGCCGCACGAAGCGGGGTGGAATGCCATTCCATTCGAGGACGGCCTTCTCCGGAACCTGCAAGGCCGCGGAAAGTGAATCCGATGCCTGATGGCGGTCCATCAGCACCCTCAGGATGGCGTCGGCCCTTACCTTGTCAGTCGCCGCAACTCGGGTCATCGCAGCGCCTCAAGCCAATGATCGACCCGGGCATGAACACGCTTGAGGCGTGCGTAACGCCGCTTCAGGCACCGATGCTCCCACGCCATCCAGCGCTGCATCAGCGAAGTCATCCAGATCATCAGGAAAGGCGGGCAACCGGCCCCGACCATCGCCATCAACCCGACGGACAGAAGGATCCAAAGAACGATGGCTGCCAGAATCTTCATGGCAATCACGATTGCAAATCCCCCTCGGTTTCCCCAAGCAGCATAAGCTGATGCGCCAGCGCGGCCTGACGCCGCCGCACGGCCTCAATCCGCCGCCCCCGCACCGCCTCCCACTCGTGCGCCAGCACCGCACGGATTTCCCCGTTCCAGCACGCCCGCACACGACGTTCCGAAAGCCCGAAAAACCGCGCCACTTCCAGAAACGCCGCTTTCAGGCCCATGCCACGCCGTTCACGCACCTCCGCGCACACCATGTCCTGAAACTGGTCCCGCATCGTCTCAGACATCGTTGGTTTCCTGGTATCCGTGGGGAAAACACCCACGCCCTTGGGGGAAATACCCATGCTCTTGGCTGTCCTCTTCGCCATTGTTCCGACTGTCCAGGTCGGTTTCACAATGTTGGCAAGAGAGGAGAGCATCGGAAAAATGATCGAGAACGCCCGGCAGGATGTCAGAAAGGGGCCGCATGCCGGGCATCACACGTCTCCCTGCGCGGCCCGAGGATTGCTCCCCGGGCCGCGTCGGACCACCATGGAGTCACCACAACCAACCATGGAGGATTCGATGAACGACACGCCGGTAAGAGCCCTGACACTGATCGACGAGATGCTTCTTGAGCAAGAATACCTACGCGTCATTGTGTCGGAACTTCTGCGTAAGGCTTCCCCCATGACGCTGGCCCGGGTTCGGCTGGGAATAGTGCGAACGGAGGAGAGGCAGGCCGCCACGTTCAGGGCGCTCCAGAGAGAAGAATCCGCACGCGGGACCGCCAGCCAAATCGCTTCGGGCTGGATGGCAATCCTACAGCAGATCGAGAACGGAAGGCCTCAACCTCCCACTCCCTCTGACGAATGACCTCTGACCAGTGACTTTCGACATCATTCAGGTCAGGCGCCCCGGAACAAATCGAGTCGAACCACGAAACAGATGTCACGGGCTCTCCTTTGCTCCGGACAAACGAAATTTCGTGCCCGCACAGAACGATCGCGGTGCCAGAATCCGCAGCGAACGCATGTCCATCCTCAACCAGAGACTGCTGAAGGCGCTGCACAAGTCGAACCGTCAACATGCTCATACAGCGGCTCCATGTCGGGAAAGCGCCGCAACAGGGGCGCGGAAAACGTCGGGACGGGCTATACTGGGGCTTTTTCGGAGATGCCGATGATCTGGGCCATTATAGCCATTGTGTTCACCGCTATACTTCTGGCTGGCGCTCACTTGGCCGTTATATGGGCCGCCATTGTTGGCGTGGGCGGAGCGCTGGTGCTTCGGGTGTTCTTCATTACAAACGAGAACTCGGAGAGCCGCGCTTCTAGTCAAAGGGTCGATCCACAGCCCGTTATCATTCCGGCTCGATCGGAATTTTTGCGGCATCATTCCGCAGCTATCCGACCACGGACAGCTAGATTTGATCAGCAATGTGATGAAGACGATCCAGCCGAAAAGCTGGCACATTATCTTGGAGAGAAGATCGAGATTTCTTACCGAGACAGGAAAGATAAGTATTCCATCAAAATGATAAGGCCTATTCAGTTCAAATATATAATGAGCGGCAGCATACCGGAGGTTACTGCCATTTTTGCTTATTGCGAGGATGAGTCCAGATACCGCACATTCAAAATGGAGGACATCACGTGCATCAGCGATGCCTATGACAGCGACCCGATTGTCGAGGACTACAGCGAATTCTTTTGGATGAGACGCGCTGAGTCCGACTTTTCCGAATTCTCTTCCGACGTTCGTGACGCATAAATTTGTCACAGAGACTCTCCGCGCACCACGTCCGAGGCGCCTTTGAAGAAGCCGCAGATTTCTTCTGGACGAACACCAAACAGATGAGCAGCCAAAACGGCACGCTTTGGAGGCACCTGGTTAGCGCGTTGCCATTTCCAGACAGCTGCCCGGCTGACCCCCATGCGGTGGGCAACGACGGCCTGACCACCAGCTTTAAGAATAAAGTCGGAGAGAGCTTTCATAATGCAACGTTACCTAAGGTGACGGTCGGTTGTCAAGAACGCTGTTCCCATAAGAAACAGCGCTTAGACCAGCGTCATGCGATTATCGTTGCATGACGACAGCTTCACGTATTAGAACAATAAGAGAACAACTGGCCCTGACGCAGGAGGCCTTCGCGGAGGCAGTTGGGCGTTCTCGATCTGCGGTGGCAGCTTGGGAAAACGGAGTCAAAGAACCTGGGAGGGAAGCTTTGCGTCAGATTGCACGGATTTCCGGCCTCCCGATTGCTTACGTGATGGGTGAAGATTCTAGCATTTCGGCAATTGCGTCCGGACCACAAGAAGTAACCTTGGTCGAGATGTTCCGCGGGGCAGATGAACAGACTAAAACATCAGTCCTTCATATTCTGAGCTTAAGCAGGACAAAAAACGATAGCTAGTGTTACCTAAGGTAGCGTTTTTGCTTGCTTTCGTCTGACACCATAGGTAACGGTTTCTCATCGCCACCCGCGATGGAGAGCATCCGTGTCGCACACCACCATTCACCGTGAGCCTTCCGCTCCGGAACGTCCGCTTCGATCCCTGAATACCTACCCGCTGGCTGTCCAGCGTCGCGCCAGTGCGATGATGGACGATGCAGGCCTCATGCGTGCCTGGTCTCGCATGGCGGGCTGGAGAGGCGATTTCGCGCATGAACGCCTCTGGGCCGCCAAAGCCGAGGAGAAGTCCCGACAGATGCGGGCGCTTCTCGAAGCCGCCGAGGACTTGCCGCATATTCCGCCGATGGAACCGGAGATTGTCGTGCTTCTCCGCCATCATGGCCGCGTGGGCATGCAGCAGCCCAGGGGCATCGTATCGTGAGCCGCCCTAATGGCGCCTTGTGGTGCCCTGAGCCGTTCTGCGATGAGACAGTGGCATACGCCCCGCTCGCACAATGGACGGAGAGCACGCCTTTCGGCAGCGTTCGGCTGATTGCTCCGGAGGGGTGGGATGGCGGATCGATCCGGCTTTCCGAAGGCCAGCGCGTCAATTTCGGCTGGATCGCTCCGATCGCCACAGTATCGCTCACCGTCAATGCCAGCGACAACTGGCGCGTAACCGGCGTCATGCCCGCCGCCCCGGATGGGGCAATTCTGGAATTTTCCGATAGATCGGCCACGTTCCAGGAACGCGAGAGCGATATCGAGGGCCTTTCCTACGCGATAGCCGAGAGCGAGACGCTGCCTGCAACGGCGGAGGTCATCGTCTGGGCGGTAGGGGAGCAATGGGTTCCGTTCGCACTTACGGATGGCGCCATGGTGGAGCAGGGGCCATGAGCGCGGATCGCTTTACCATCCACGATGCCCGGAACCGCCCCGTTCTTCGCTTCCAGGATTACAGGCGCGCCGAACGTGCGGCCATCGAATGGTGCCGGCAGAAATCAGGCGCTGTCCCGATTTGCGAAGGCCGAACTCTACTCGCGACTGCCATCCCCGAATGCGACGGCCGCGCGCGCATCGATCTGACCTTTGAAGGTGGGAAATACGCATGACCTTCACCGCAATCCTCACCGACAGGACATCCGGAAGGGCTTTCGACGTGAGCAGAAGTTTTTCAGCGACTGAAGAAAGCATGACGCAGGCGGGCGGTATCGCGGCGGATCGTCTCCGCTCGATCATCGAGCGCGTCGAACGACTGGAAGAAGAGCGCAAGGCTCTTGGCGCAGACATCAAGGACATCTTCTTGGAAGCCAAGAGCGCCGGATTCGAACCCAAGATCATCAAACAGATCATTCGGCAACGGAAACTGGACCCGGCCACGCTGGAAGAAGAGCAGACGCTTCTGGATATCTACAGACGTGCATTGGGGATGTGAAAATGGAAGCCGACACGACATTGCAGCAGAAGATTGAAGCCATGGCCCGTGCGAATACACGGGATATGACGATAATGGCGACCCTAATCGGCCTGACAGCCACGTTCGTCGTGTTCCTCGCCGCCGCCATCATTGGCTGTCCATTATGACGGATCATTCCGACATTGCGTTCATCGCAACATGCTTCGCGCTCGCGCTCATGGCCGGCACGTTCGTGTTCAGCTTCTTCGACCCCGCCACGACATTTTTGATGTGTGAGACCAATCCATGATCGCTGACCTGCTCCGCTGGCTCTGGAACTGGCCAAGCATCCCGGCGGACGAGCCGTGGTGAGGCGCGTTCTGACCCGCCTATTCGACGCGGTTTTCGGACCGCCTGTTCATAACCCAAGCTCATATTGAGAGAGAACATGACCAAACCGAACATGAAGCCATTCGATCCGGCACACACGGGCGGCTTTTGCACGCGGGAGGGACGGCCTGTTACCTTGGAACGGGATGACCGTGGAGGTCAGTTCCCGCTTCTGGGGTGGGTTGGCTTGAAGCCTTTACGCAAAGCGCGCTCTTGGACCGAAAGTGGGTTTGACCGCTGGGACGAGGTTGAGAGCAAGAACGACCTCATGTGCGTCGTCCCGAAGCGTGAGGTGCGGATTATGACATACGCCAACACTACCTTCCGTGAAGTCATGCCCGACGACATCAGCCAGGAGAAGGCGCGGGCCGTGATTGAGGCGGCGCAACGCGTGGTTCGTATATGGAGCGACCGTGCATCCTACAACACGGACGGAATTGGCGATCTTCGCGCCGCCTTGGGAGACGACGCATGACCGACGCACAGAAGCCACGCACGCGGGAAGAACTAATTGAGGATTTGGCGATCGCTTACGATTTCGACAATTCGATGAGAATTGCGGAAGAAAAGGCCGTTGAACTCTATAATGAAATCCGCGCCTCCGTTCTGGCTGAACTGGCATCGCAGGAACCGGTTGGTTATGCTCACAAGCCTGCCATTCATGCCCTGAAGAACGGGAATGCAGCGCACATCCGCCTATTTCCTTCCAACACGAACAATGCACGCTTGGCCGCCCTCTACGCCCAACCGATGCCGCCAGCGGATCAGACTGCGGAAGTGGAACGGCTGCGAGACGTTCTGGACGGGATTGAGGTTTATGCAAGCGACACGTTGGCCGGTCCTGCCGACGGTCTTTCTGACACAACGTGGTATCTGGAAGGCGTGAGGGAAATCCGAGCGCGCGCTCGAGCCGCCCTCGACGCCCCGCAACCTGAGACGCGGGAGTGCGTGAAGTGACCGACCAAACCAAAGCCGCCCGCGATGTGCTGGTGCAGAGTTATGCTTCCGCACTCGGGTCAGCTGACACGTGTGACGCCCTTGGGTTGCATGCGCTTGCCCGACAACAGCGTGAAGCTGCTGGACACTTGCGGGCCGAGCTTGACCGCGATGTGCTGGTGGAGCGTGTGCGAGCGCGGATTATGAGCCGCGACCAGAACAAGCGAGACGACGCGATCGTGCTGGCGGCAATGCCGGGGACGCGAGACGATGTGCGGTTTCGCCTTTGGCGCGCCTGCCGTGATCTGCCGTCCGACTGGGCAATGGCACGCACCGTGGCCGCACTCCGCCGCCTCAAGCGCGCCGGGAAGGTCCGGTATGTGCGTCCGAATTGGGAGCGGGTGTGATGGGAAACAAATATGCAACAGTTGAAATCGATATGGCAGATTATCTGGAATACGCATCCAGTGAAGCGCTCATTGATGAACTGAAGTCACGTCAGGTTGATATTCCGCCTGACCGCCTCAAGGATATACTCTACGATATGATCTCTGATTTCGAACAGAGAGATCGAACGCACTTTATGATCTGCATTGATCGGATCAACAGCTTGCGGAAAGAATTTCCATGACTGACCAACAGACACCGAAGCCCGGCGATCTGGTGCGGGTGGACAACTGGCAGCCGATCGAAACCGGGCCAACTGATGGAACGGTGGTTTTGTTGTATCTCCCCAATACGAACGAGATCATTACGGGGTCATCGTCTGGTCATCGATCAGCTACGACCCAAAAGCTGCTCTGGGAGGAAACGCTGTCTGGATATGGGCAGGACTGGGACCCGGCATTATTCGATGACCCCACTCACTGGATGCCGCTACCGGCACCGCCCGCCACGCAGGACGGGGAGGAGGGGCGCGATGGGTGAGGTCACGAAATCTAAGCGCGATCACATCGGGCCAATTCGGCTGATGGCAGTGAAGTCAGGCTGGGTCATGTGCCGCCGACCATACGCCAAGCCAATCGTCATGACCCTGAAGGAGTGGAATGCTCTTCCAGGCGAGCAGCAGGAGTGCATTGATGAGAGAGACGCTTGAGCGCTGGCTTGATCGTGAGGCGCTGGCCCGCCGGATCTGCACCAAGACAAACATGGTTCCGAGGCTTGTTGATCAAGGAAAACTCCCGCGCCCCTCATTACATCTCGGCCCAAGATCGCCGCGCTGGGATATCCACGCCGTTGATGCTGCAATGCTGGAGGCAAGCGGTGTATCCGTCCCATCGACAATAAACGACATGGTGCAAAAAGCTTGTGACGACATCGAGCGGGACGCCGCCAGACGTAAAAATCGTTCGAAAGCGGCTCGCTGACGGCTCGATCAAAGAATACCGATATGCACGGCGCGGCAAAGATGCTTCGCCTCGTGGCCCAGCCGCCGGCACTGTCGCGGCAGTGCTTCGTCAATATATCGGAAGCCCAGAGTGGGCCGCCACCCGCCCCAGCACCCAGCGGAATAGGCGCCTGTATCTGATCGAGCTGGAGCGCGTGGGTGACGCACCTATTAAGGATTTGCGTCGCCGTGTCATTCTTCAAATGCGCGATTCCATCGCTCGGACGCGCGGTACTGGAGCGGCAAACCAGTTCATTCAGTCAACGAGTGCTTTTCTGTCCTGGGCATTGAACCGTGAATGGGTGGAAGCAAACGCGGCAGCTCGTATTGGCATGCTACCTTACGCTCCGTTGCCCGCGTGGACCAAGGAGATGGTGCGGGATGCTATCGTGGCTTTACCGGCGCATCTGAGCCGGGTTGTCACGCTTGCATTGTTCACAGGGCAGCGTCGCGGTGATCTCTGCAAAATGCGATGGTCCGATATCACGGGGGGTGCGCTCTATGTGATGCAGGAGAAAACAGGCACCGAACTCCACATCCCGCTCCACCCTATTCTCGTCCAAGTCATGGCTGACTGGCCAAAGACGAGCGATCATATCTTGACCGGCCTACGCGGCGGTCCAATGACGAAATCAAATCTCACGCGCTCGATGAACGATGCGCAGGAGAAGGGAATTTTGCCGCGCGGTTTCAACGTGCATGGCTTGCGCAAGCTGGCGGCCACATTGCTTGCCGAAGCTGGATGTTCGACGCACGAGATTGCCGCCCTCACTGGCCACAAGACGCTCAAGATGGTTGAGCACTACACCCGCACTGTTGATCAGAAGCGCATGGCCCAAGAAGCAATTCTCAAGCTGGAAACCACATTTTGGAAACCGCTGGAAACCGACTTGTAACCCATTGAAAATGCGCACAACACTCTTTTGAACCAGTAGAAATAGAAGATGAAGCCCTCGATTCCTGCGGATCTGGCGAGATCGGCCTGACGGATCAGGGTTTCGGGGCCGTTGAGGGTGTAGTGGCCGAGATCCCGGGGAATTCTGGGCTGGTAGTGGTCTGCGAAGCGTGGGAGGCCGCGGGCGACGTTGGCCCATTCGGTGAAGCCTGTTCCCCACCAAACATCGTTTCTCGGGGTGGCGTGGAATTGCGGCAGGTAATAGGCGAGGATACGGGCGCGGCGGATGGCGCTGGCGGGGAGGGGGGATGGATCTTCGAAGAACGGGCCGGGGGCGGCGCGGCGGCGGAATTCGCGGGGGAGCGTGGTTTCGCGCGTGGGGAGGGTGGTGTGGATGTCTGGACGGTTGCGGTTTTCGAGGTAGTGCAGCAGGGGGTTGGCGTCCGGGGCGTGCCGGAGGTAGCGGCTGCGGTAGAAGACCGGGTCGAAACTGGCGAAGGGTTTGCGGACTTCCCGGAAGCCTTGGATCATGTAGTGTTCGAGTGGGTCCAGGCCGGAAGCGGCGACGTCCGGGTAGGTTTGCAGGTAGAAGGCCGGGTCGAACGCCGGCATGGGCGTGATATCGTGACTGTGCCGGTTCAGCAGGTAGTGGGTGAGAGCGAGCATTCCCTGGGGAACGGCATGGGTCTGGCCATACCAGACAGGATCGAACCATGCGACGGGTTTGCGGCCCTGGGCTTCTCCGTGGAGGATGTAGTGCAGCAGGGGGTCGTCTGTGACGTCCCGGTTCTGGGCGAGATACCAGGACGGGTCGAAATAGGCATTGGGCTTGCGGCCTTCGCGCCATCCGTGACGGTGATAATGGCCGAGTGCGGCGGTGCCGAGGGATTGCAGATCCGGATTGCGGGACAGGTAATAGGTGGTATCGAACAGGCCGGAATGTCCAATGATTTGCATCGGGCTGGCGGTGGTGTCGGCAGTGAGTGGGAGGTGTGGAAAGGATTGGGCAGTAGAAATGGACTCCGCAACGGGAAAAGACGATACGCGTGGCAT